GTATATATTAAAATACCCTATCAGTATAACCGATAGGGTACTATTTGTCAAACAAGGAACTCAGCAATGTAGTAATCAACAGTGATTTCTAACGAAGCTGCTTCTCTTTCACATTCTTCAATAAACTTCTCAATCATTTCATCAGTTTGGTTTAAATGATCTTTATTCACGAAGATACCTCCTCACCTGATTTGTTGAATGATTTGTCTAACATTGGCACATAAAGTTCGCCATCATCTTTTAACTTAGATAGCATACTATTGAACCACTCATTGTTCATGTGATGCTCTTCAAATGTCAATCTATAATCTTTAAGATAAGATTGACTCCACTCGTGATGGTATGCCATTAATAAAATAATGAAAAGGCTAGCGGATGTTAGTTCTTTCTTGGGTTGCGATCCCAGAGGCACATCCATCTCCTCGTTAGTGTGTGTTGTGTGTTGTTGAGAAGTGGGTCACAGCACGTGCGAAGTCTGTTGGACGTTACCCTGTAGTATCCCTCTCAACATTTATATAATATTACATTCACGAGGAAAAGTCAACCAACAGTGGACAGTTCTCTAAGTGCCACCATCTTTGTAAAAAGCCCATCCATATTATAATACAACTGATAATTCTCTGTTGTTACATAATGTCCTTTAATGTCATTGCCATCACAATGCCAACCATATGCCTTAACTCGTTCTTCAACACCATCTATTCTCATCTTCTTACTGCCATCTAGGTAAGAATGGTATCGCTCGTCTAAGTTAATCATGGTTTTAAGAGGTATGTGAGGATATTATAACATAATGTATGTAATATATCTATGATTTTAATATTCTCTTTAGAGTTATGCAATACTATTTAATAAAATCTCTCATAATCATCACTAACTTGAACTTCAATGGTATCAAAAATTCTATTTAATGATTGAGCAAATATTCTATATCCAGATCCAACATATAATTGGCCTGCTACTACAGAAAATGTTGCGATACCCCAAAAGATATAATAAAATTTAGATTTAACTTGGTTACGTTGTTTTTCTTTAGTAATCATAATTAATACTCTCTATGGTCTGTCATGTAATGTTCACGCAATGCTCCACTCATTAAAGTTTCACTAATTTCACCATTTGGTGTAGTAATTGTAGGTTCTACGTGATCATTTTTTGCTCCAAATTTTGAGGGTGGAACTCTAGGGTTAATCATATTTCTTGTTTTATCAATAACATAATCCCTAATTTCCATCAACTCATCATAACATTGCTGATTGTAAGCACAACTGCGTAGATGATTATCAGGACGCATTAAAGATTCAATAAAGATAGAACGAGCTCTATCCCACTTATCAAAATCTGTTATCTTTTCGTCTAATGATTTTTGATCTTTCATTTAATAATCTCCCAATCTTTGTCGTCACTTTCCATAATAGAGAATAGATAACGACCTGAAATAGATGATAAAAATACTCTACCATCCTCACGTTTATCTATGCGACATGAATGTAGTCTATCCATTTTATTCACGAAGCGATTAGTGGCTTCAAGTGATCTAGGTTTGACGTACAAGAATTCAGATTTCATTGAAAGTTTTGAATTAACGATAGTATAACATAAAAAAAGGGGGAAGTAAATCCCCCTTGTGCCAGTTAGAAACTGGATGTAATTAATTAAAGTTTCTTACATGAACCTTAATATACTTCTCAATAAGATCTCTATCGACTGCCTCAGTTCTTCTCTTACCCATATTTGGATTTGCTAGTGCATAAACAGCATCAACAAATGTACGTTTTCCAAGATGGAAGAATGGGGTATTAATACCTTGACCACTCTCGATTAGAGATTCATTCACTCTATCGGCAACCTTAACAAGATGCTGCCAAGGTTTCTTATCAGTAGTCGTACTACCAAGATACATTTTTTGAGGTTTCTTTGCAAAGAAAGATTCAATATGATCTAGGATATCGAATTGGTAACCCAATCCTCCCATTGCATCATCAATCAAAGGATGTAAACGTTTCTCAAAGTTGTAGAAAGCTCTAATAAGATAAACAGAAAGTTCTTTCTTAGGTGCTTCTCTTTCCCAATCAAAAGTATTGCACAAAGTTTGAACGATATCACGTAATTCACCGAGTGCATCATCATTAGTTGCATACTGAATAACTTTAGTCATCTGAGAGACTTTAGTACAGCAGAACTGAACACCTTGAACATAAGGGAATGGAAACGCATAGGGTTGCCATGTTAATCCAGGAATAGATTCATAGAATGATTTGGTTGCAAGGGCAACTGGTTCATCCAAAGCACATTGGTGAAGAAGTTTTTCCCACTCTTTAGTATCATTGATACCTTTAACTTCGGAGTAAAAGAGTTTAGACTTAAGAATATCTCTTTCTTGAGCAGTTACTTTTGTTTGGAAAGCAACTACTCTTACTCGTACAGTAAGATCTTCTTCTTTAACTACAGCAACAGCAGCTGCTTGAGCAGAAAGGTGCTGTTTCTTAACAAGATCACATAAACCTGTAGTCTCATCATAGTGAGCAACTGGAAATTCTGATTGTGTAAAATCAACCACATGACCAAATAGGTTAAAGTTCTGTACACAAAACTCAGGACGGACTAAACGAATTTGTCCTTGCTTATAGTTGAGTTTAGATACAGGAACTTCTACTAGGTAAGTAGTCATCTCATCTAGTTGAGATGCTCTAAGGTTCTGAAATGTCTCAAAAGACAAGCAGGGCTCGCTACCTACTGGATAGCGAATCCCTGCTCTATCAATATTATCTTTAACTGTTTTTAATAAAATCTTAAATTTGGTTCCTTTAACCAAATCGGTTGCTAGTACTGCTGTTAAATTATCAGCAGCTTGTTGTCCCACCGCTAATGGTGGTTTAGATGTTGTTGTCATCGGGGGTAAATTCGTAAGAACAATTTGAAAGTTGTAAAACCAACTCTGACATACACCAGAGTGGTATGATACTATTTAGTAATAGTATCACTAACCAAACGATCTTTCAATACTCGTTTCATTAGTTTGAGAGAAACTTGTTGTGGTCGTTGTTTCCAACCATACCAAACTGATTTCTTTCCTGTATTATAGGGTGGAAGTTTTCCTTTGTCAAGGTATTGCTTTGCGGTACAGTCATAAATCTTTTGACCATCCTGTAACCACCAATGCTTTTCACCTCGATAGTCTTCTCCACTCATGGGAATAAGTATATCACAGTCCATCAGATAATGCAAGGCCTGTGATGAATGATAACAATGACCATAATATTTGTTAGTTAATACATCACTAGGATACATTAACGACTTCCTTCCCTTCAATAAATCAGACGTAAGATTGTCTTGAATTAATCTTATTACCTGATCTATTTCAGAGTAGGGATAAGCATCAAATGTGAGAGTTCTAGTCTCAAAGATCTTCTTATCTTTATATCTATGTCTTTGTATATTCTTCATATAATACTTTTTCCATGTGTTGTGCCTCTAGTTCCCATGGCTGGTCACTATAGTCCGTCTGAGAGTGGTCTATGCCCTTCCAGAGGCGTTGATTACGCTTATCTCTTAAATCACCACGCACATGCTGTAATATGTGCCAGAGTTCATGTAGAAGGGTTTTAGTGTACTCTTCCACTGATAAGCGATTGTGGATCTCGATCTCAAATTCACGAGGTCTGGAATCAGAATCAGTAATCCACTGCCAACCAAATACACCCTCTCGAAGTAGGCCCTTATGGTCTACATGCACGAAGATCTTATGGCGTGGGAGATACTTATCCACGAACCAAGTAACGATGCTCTCACATCTGTTCGTGGAATATTTGTAACCAGAGTGACTAAGAAAGAGCATTGTTAATCACTAGTTGAGAAACACGTACACCCCAGTTCATAAGAACCATGAAAGATGTGATGAAAATCAATTTTTCAGATCCAGTGAGTTGCATAATAATCCACGAACAAAGGTATTATAAAACCCCTCACCATTTCTGGCAAGGGGTTGTGTGACAGTTGTTTAATTGATCTGATTATTGCTTTTTTAAAGCAAAGAAGGAATTATAAGATTCAGCAATATATACTTTATCACTATCACTTCCACCCCACGTACTATCAGAACCTACTTGAGTGGGTGATGATTTAGAGTCTTGTTCCTGTGAACTAACTGGACTAGGGGTTATTGTTCCTGCCTCATTATGCCCCAATACTCCTCTATAATTTACTCCCCATGTCCATAAGGAGCCATTAGTCTTGAGTGCCATTGCTGACTTTCCACCCTGACCTTCAGATAATAATATACTTGTACTCCAATCCGTACTTGTTGGGCCACCCACTTGAATAGGTGATTCATACTGTCCTGGTGCATCCTCATTGATTCCTTGGAGTCCATATTCCTTACTACCCGCATACCACATAGTACCATCAGTTTTAGTAGCAAAATAATTTCCAGGAATGGTATTCAAACTAGTCCATGTAGTACCAGGCACTTGAACGGGTGATGAATATCCACGAAAATAGGGTGAACCAGCCCCTGACCATACTACTGATCCTCCCCATAACCACAGTGATCCATCAGTTTTAGTACCACCCTTCATAGCATAACGATCCCAAGAGCGACAAGTTACCCAAGTACCAGGTATTTGAACAGGAGATGAGAACGTATATCCACCCCAAGGAGCAGCACTATCAGCACTTGTATTTTGTCCCAATTCTCCAGAATAATTTTGTCCCCAACCCCATAATTCTCCATCCGTATTAATCATCAGAAATGATTCACGACCAACATCCATTGCCAATTGACTAGTTGACCACGTTTTTCCAGGAAAGTTAAAATTAGATGGAAGTTGTGTTGGTGAACTTTTATGTGTTCCTGAAGTCGGGGTCTGACCACCCCAAATCGCATGATGACCTTCTCCCCATCCCCATAATGTATTATCATCTTTAAGACCAAGAGATTTACCAGCTGAGCATCCTGCCATTACCCAATTGGTATCTGTTCCTATTTGAGTAGGTTTTGATTTTCTTCTTTCATGGGGGCCATCGTTGTTATCATTCATTCCCAATTGTCCATAAGAATTAGATCCCCATGCCCATAGGGTTCCTTCTTCATCTTTTTCTGCCAACATATGGCCAAGGGTATAACCTGCTCCTCCATATATCGAATAATAATCACCAGGTACTTGAACAGGAGATGATTTATCATTTATTGAAGCAGGTTGGTTGCCTTGCCAAGGTAAACCTGGCCATCCAGGAACACCGTAATTTAAACCCAATATTCCATGCTCACCAGCTCCCCATGCATATAAATCAAATACTTCCGTTCCCCCTGCTCCTGCCCACATGAGAGAACTCACACCTCCACCCATTCCTTGCATCCCTAAGAAGGGTTTTTCTTTTTTATGTTCCCAATTAGACATTGTTTAATCCTCCTTAATCAAAATTGGTGTAGTTTCCTAATACCTTATATGATCCACTACCTATTTTTATAATTGTATATGCATAAACATCGAGACCACTTGCTCCACCAGCAGCTGGAGCTGTTGCCCCACTCCACTCTACTGTTGCACTACTGCTATCAATATTTAATGCAGCACTATAAGCAGCAGCGGCTGCAGTAGTTATAAGAGTAACAGAGATGACATCACCAGTATCCATTGCATTGTTTAAGGTATTACTACCATCAATTCTGATGTTTGGGGTGGATGTACCAGTCTCAGTAGTAGAGAAGTAATAAACCATACCATCTGCAAGATTAATATTAGTATTATTACTTAACTTACCAGCAACTATTGCTACTCTCTCTATTAACTGAGCATTATTAAAGGAGAATCCACCACCTGATGTGATGCGAAGTCTTTCTCCCATAGTACCAGCAGACTTCGTATTAATTGTGAAATATCCATCTTCTGTTCCATCTGTGACATCACCTGAATAACCACTAATTCGAGCATAATCTGTTTCCTCATCTGCACTATTCTTTCCTTTAAAACCTATACTACCTAAATTATCATCATCTGCTGGAGAAGCTGAATTGTGATACAAATCAAGGTAAGCTCCATCTCCACCTGTAAGATCTGTTTCTAACTTTAAAACACCATAAGTATCATTTTTGATGTGGGTTCTATAAGTGCTATCACCATAAGTTCCTATACCCACATCACCATCAGATGTGATGCGAAGTCTTTCAGCATCTTGTGTTTTAAATATAAGATTTGATATAGATTTATTATTAATAATAAAATCATCCGAACCATCAACATGTAAAAATGCTCTTTCTGCTCCTCCATCTCTCATAGAGATTTTTGGATTTGTATCATTAACTGTTAAAATATGTGTTAGACTAGCATCAGTTCCGATACCAACTTTACCTGCTGATGTGATGCGAAGTGCTTCAGTCTCTCCAGAACCCCCAACGTTTATGGAAAATGGACTGTTAGCATGACTTCTAATACTGGTTATACCAGAGTTGGCACTTAAATCAGCACGTAGTGTTGAACCCGTGTGAAGAGAAAGAGATGGTTTACTTGAATCATTAGCAGTAATATTAGTAGCAGTAACAACACCAGTAACAGTGACCGCAGTGCTAATACCTAATGATGCTGTGTCTCTATCATAAAGAATATCAATATGAGTTTGTCCATAGATTATAGCACCAGAACCATCTTGACTAGCAGATGATGGTGCATTAGTAGATCCAATACCAATAGTTTTGTCTTGTATATTTAATTCATCAACATTAATAATAGTTTGAGTACCCTGAACTGTTAAAGAACCGCCAATAGATACATTGGCTGCAAATGTTACATCGGCTCCAAAGGATGAGTCTAAATCAGTAGCAACAGATCCACCTTGAAATGCAAATGCAGTTATAATACCAGCACCCTGATCAAGAGTAAGCCCATTCATCAAATAATTACTGGTTGTAGATAATGATGTAGGAAGTACAGTTCCATCAGCAATAGTATTAAGTGATAAAGCAGTTCCTAAAAGAGTACCAAAGAATGATAATGATGATTGAGGAGCAGTAGTAAAAGTAATAGTAGAACCAGAGACAGTAAAGTCATCTCCAGCATTTTGCATCACACCACCAAGACTGATGATGAGTTGTTGTGCATTGACTGGTTCTACACTCTCTCCTGATACTCTTAATGCAAAATCTGTCTCTGTATTATCAAAACCTGAGGAAATATCATCCAGTTCTCTAATATTAGATGCAGTAGAAGGATCTGTGCTTATCCATACGGTTCCATTCCACTCATAACTAAATCCAGAGTTACTGTCAGTATAAACGTCACCTGTCGTGGGATTATCTGGAAAATTAAGTGTTGCCATTCTTCACTACTACACTACTTTTTATGTATTTATATCAGATCAGATTAAGACTTACTATCATTAACCTTGAAGATGAATTCCTCCATAGTTACCAGCACCACCACAGTCAGGCCTCCATTTACCTGGTAGTAGAGTTGGTGATGAACGACTTACAATATCATTGTGTCCTTGATATCCATAACCCCCAGATCCCCATGTCCATGTAGTTCCGTCAGTTTTAGTAGCAAAAGCCGAATTACCAACAACACCAATACTCGCCCATGTATTATCCGATCCTACTTGAATTGGTGATGAACGATGTAGGATATCATTAACTCCTAATGTTCCATGACCACCATATCCCCATGACCACAGTGTTCCATTAGTTTTAATATTAAACATGTTTAAACGATTACCAGCAGACATGGTAATTCTAGTGTTACCCCAATTAGTTCCTGGTATTTGAGTTGGTGAACTTATTGCCCCATATGAAGGCGTACCCCAAGATTGATTAAGTCCTAACATTCCATATTCATTAGCTCCCCATATCCACAATGTATTATCAGTTTTGCTTGCATATAGAGAATATTTATTACCACAACCAAAAGCCCAATCACCACCACCTCCTAATTGAGTTGGTGATGAATATCCACTATTTGTATCATTTTTTCCTACTTGTCCAAAATTATTAAGTCCCCATACCCACATTGTATTATCAGATCTAGTTGCAAGTATCGTGTTTTCTGCAGCTCCTACTGTAGACCATGTAGTACCAGGTATTTGGGTGGGTGATGAACGTTGAATGATATCATTTACTCCTAAGTGTCCATACTGATCATTTCTACCCCATGCCCATAATGATCCATTAGTTTTAAGTGAGAAGACAGAAGTACTAGATGTAACTCCCCCCTCGGTCCAATCAGTATCTGTTCCTATTTGAGTAGGTGAAGAAATAAATGGAGCTGGAGTGGCAGTATTAAGTCCCATCGTTCCATAACTGTTATTTCCTCCTGTTGTCCATATTGATCCATCATTTTGATAACCAAAACCAGCAGAAGCCCAGTCACTAAGTTTAACCAATCCAGTCCAAGGATTTCCTCCACCAATTAGAACGGGTGATGAACGATACTCCTGTGATGTATTATTTCCAAAGTAACCAAATTGATTGTATCCCCATGCAAATAGTGCATAAGAACCCCTATCATCATAAACTTGCTTCCCATACCATGTTTCACCATTGGTAAGAGTAGTTAATTTAAATATTTGACCTTCTGTAGTTGCCGCACTAACATTAGTTAACGTAGGTTCTATTCCACCATCCCATTTGATACTAGCAGGCCATGTAATAGTTCTAACAGTCGCCGTAGCATCTTTATCTCTAAAAATATATACTTCATTAGTACCAGCAGTATTAGCAAAAGAAACGGTAGTACTAGCACTCTGATTGGCATTTATTACATTACCATTACTTAAATCGATTGTTGTAGTCGCAGATGTGATACCAATAGATTGTTGCCTAAATGCTGCACCTGCAACACCACTTAAACTTGATCCATCACCATAAAAAGTAGTGGCAGTAAAAGTTCCTATATTTAAATTAGATGTACCTGCACCTGTATTAGATAATCCTGTTGCTCTACCAGTAACAATACCTGTTACATTTCCTACAAAACTGGTAGCAGTCAATACTCCTACATGTATATCAGGATCACCAGAAAGACCACCTGCATCACCTGTTAAATTACCAATCAAAGAAGTAGAGGTTACTACTCCTGCAACTATATTTTCTCCTTGAATAATACTACTTGCACTTCCAATTATATTTGCATCAAAAGAAGTAGCAGTAATGACTCCTGAAGCTACCATTCCTGTAGCTGTAATATTCTCAATCGGAGCAATTAATTGGGCTTTTTCCTGACTCATATTACTTTTTTAGTTATTTAGTCAGCTTTACGCCAAAGAGTTGCATAAGCATCAGCTGAAATCTGCCCATCCTTCATATACCAATCACCAGGAATTTGAGTTGGTGATGAATAATATGGCAATGTGCTATTAAGTCCTAGTTGACCATCAGCATTATATCCCCATCCCCATAATGTATTATCATTTTTAATTCCGAATATAGTCTTCCATCCCGACTGCACCAGATGAGTCCAATATAATGTAGGACTTACAGTTCCTACTTGAGTTGGTGATGAACGTTTTATTTCATCATTTTGTCCCAATATTCCCGCACCACCGTGTCCCCATGACCACATTGTTCCATCAGCTTTAAGTGCCATATATGCACCATCCACAGTTCCTACCATAGAGTTCGCCGCCTGAGCCCACCCAGACCACGGAGTTGCAGAAAAACCAGAGTAAATTTGAACTGGTGATGAATATGCTGTGTTATTATTCTGTCCTAATTGACCATAAGAATTACTTCCCCATGTCCATAATCCACCACCATCATCAACGGCCATATGTTCATAACCTGCCGATGCTGTATTAAGCCAACCAGTACCAGGAAGTTGTGTAGGTGAACTTATTCCCTGAAATGTAGGAGTATAACCTTGATTAAGTCCTAATCCTCCACCATAATTAAGTCCCCATGTCCACAATGTACCGTCAGTTTTAACGGCCGCATTGTTGTAATAAGATCCCATTACACTTTTCCAATTAGTACCAGGTAGTTGAGTTGGTGATGATAGAGCTAGATTATTTGCCTGATTAAGTCCTAATGATCCATAATCATTAAGTCCCCATGCCCACATTGTTCCATCAGTTTTAATACCATATTTGTGTTTCCAGATGTATGATACTTTATCCCATGTCTTATCGCTTCCTACTTGAACTGGTGATGAACGGAATGTTGTATCATTAAGACCTAACATTCCAAAGTAATTAGCCCCTGAACCCCACAGTGTTCCATCAGTTTTTGTATATGAAGTACCATATTGGAAAATAGCACAACTTCTCATACCTTTATATCCAGCTCCTAATTGAGTTGGTGATGAATATTTTACTGTATTATTTTGTCCTAATGCTCCATAAGTATTACTTCCCGTTACATATGCATAATAAGAACCATTATATGATGATTCTTCCCATCCTTTCCATGATAGACCTGAATCACGAGTTAATAATTTAAGGACGTTCCACTCATTAGTAAATTGATTAGCATCATCTGAATGCTGCATCTTAGGTGCGACTCCACCATTCCATCTAACACTATCAGGCCATATTATATTACCAGTTGCATTGGGAAAAGTAATACTAATAACTTCGGTAGTTCCTGTATTTGCAAATGAAACAGTTGTATTTGAAGTTAGATTAAAAACTATATTGTTACCAGCACTTATATCTATTGTCGTTGTAGCAGTTACAGTAATGGTTCCAATCATACCAGCATGATTTCCACACTGATAATAATAAGTACCAGCAGTGTTAGGTGTCCAAGAAACAGTGCCACTTTGAGAACCTTGATTGGTTGCTGCAGGAGTACTTACATTTGCACCTCCATCTGACACTCTAATATAAAATGGATGTCCTGAAGCATCCACAACAAAATTAAGTGTATCACCTACCTCAACAGTAACTGTTGGATCACTACCACTAACTGAACCATTTCTATCAGTTCCAGATAGTGTATAGTTTCCACCAGCAGGAGAGGTAACATCTATTGCATATGTTGTTCCAGGAACAGTTTGAGAAGTAAAAGCAGTTGCTGCTATTCCTGTTAAATTACTACCATCCCCTGACATTGCAGAAGAAGTAACTACTCCTACATGAACATTTGGAGTACCTGATAATCCACCTGCTGATCCTGTTAGATTTCCCGTTACATCACCAACAAAACTTAAGGCAGTAACCACACCAACATTTAAATTTGAAGTTGTTTTAATTCCTGTTGCTGTTCCTGTAAAATCACCCGCAAACCCTGCTGCAGTCATTACTCCTACAATTATATTACTTCCTTGAACAATACTATTAGCCGTACCAGTCACAGGTCCGTCAAAAGCACTCGTCGTAGTTAAAACACCCGTAACAGTAAGTCCTGGTGCGGTTACTACTCCTATAGGTGCTAATAATTGTGCTTTAGTCTGACTCATATTTCTTTTTTAGTTATTTATCATGCGGTAAATTGGTGTGCTACCACTGTCTCTCCACTCTTTGTGACACCTCCCCAATTAGTACCAGGAATTTGAACTGGTGATGAACGATGAGAATTAACTGGAAGACTTTGACCTAATTGTCCTTTATCATTCCTTCCCCATGTCCATAATGTTCCATTAGTTTTAAGATATGTAGTATTATACAAATATCCCATAGCACCAGCAGCAAAAGCATTAGTAGACCATGTGTCGTTGGCTCCTACTTGAACTGGTGATGAATATGATGTTTTATCACCGAGTCCTAATTGACCATAATTATTATATCCCCATGACCACAGTGTTCCATCAGTTTTAACTCCAGAAGAATTCTGTCTTCCTGAAGTAATTGATGCCCAACTGCCAGGTATTTGAATTGGTGATGAATATGTTGTTCTATTATTTTGTCCTAACATTGCATTACTATTAGTTCCCCATGCCCATGCTGTTCCATCAGTTTTAAGAGCAATGGAACCCCCTCCACTCAGACTAATTGATTTCCAACTGCCAGGAATTTGAACTGGTGATGAATATCTTGTCGTATTATTTTGTCCTAAGTCTCCATTTCCCATCATCCACAACGATCCATCAGTTTTAATTGCTCCTGTGCGACCAGATGGTGAATTTTGATCCGATGCATACTTTCCTCCCGTAGAATGGGAAGTTGACCAATTAGTATCAGTTCCTACTTGGGTGGGTGATGATTTTTTAGGAGTCCCAGGCCCTGATTCATTAAGTCCTAATTGTCCACCAGTATTATATCCCCATGCCCATAGTGTTCCATCAGTTTTAGACCATAGAACTGATCTACTCGAACTTCCCACTCCCCAATTAGTATTACTTCCGATTTGGGTGGGTGATGAGATTTTTGCAGAGGGTGTACTCTGGTTCAGTCCTAACATTCCTTGACTACCATATCCCCATGACCATATAGTTCCATCACTTTTAGTTGCTATAGATACATTGTTGGCTACATAACTACATCCATTATTCGTCATTAACCAAGTAGTACCAGGAACTTGTTTTGGTGATGAAAGGGGTGTTACATTATCTTGTCCTAATTGTCCCCTATAATTATATCCCCATGACCACAGAGTAAATGTTTGGGGATCATCCTCAAAACTCTCCCATCCATACCAAGTTACTCCCGCATCGGCAGTAGTTAAATTAAAAACTTGGAATGCAGAAGTTCTAACGTTAGAAATTAAAGTAGGTGTGCTGTCATCATTCCATTTAATACTACTAGGCCATTCTATGTTTTGTGGAAGTATTACTGTAGTTCCAGAGGAAGCAACAGTTTCAGCAGCTGCGGTTGGATCTCCACCAGCTGTTATAGATCCAGTAGGAATAACAGCAGCAGTAGTAGTAGAACTATCTGATTGACAACATAAAAGTTTAGTATTGGTTACATTCGTAAGTGCTGCTGATGGGGGTACAAAATCTTGAGTATAAAGTGCAGTTCCTTTTATATACCTGAAGTTAGATAGCGTTCCATTCGCATACATACTATCCATACCACCAGCGAATCGACCTATTTGTGCAGCTTCACCAGGTGCTGGAGCAGAACTTGAAGAAGTTTGTGTATTTTTTAATACACCATCTAAAAATATTCTAAAGGTACTACCACTTCTTGTTACTGCTATATGATACCAAACAGATGTTGAAGCAATTGAACCTCCACCAGTATTTAAATCACTTATGAAATAACTACCACTATCACCAGTAGCACTGTCTCTCATCCAAAAACCAATCTTACTACCACCACTCTCATGATGTGCTAGTTGAACAGGCCATCCTGAAGAAAAAATGTAGTCATAACCATTTGCTAGACCAGAAATATTATTTGTTTTATACCAAAATTCAATAGTAAAATCATCTGTTCCAAAAGTAAAATCACTATCATCAGGAATACTTAAATAATCAGTACCATCAAATTCTACACCACCAGTGGAGTAACTTATATTCCAGTCTATATTTTCAGCATTAGGGTTTCTAATAATAGTAACTCTATTCGCTGTTCCAGTATTTGCAAATGATACAGTAGTGGTTTTAACTGTTTGAGTAAAATTAATTATATTACCACTACTTAAATCAATTGTAGTAGTTCCTGTTCCAGCACTAACAGACTGTCCTATAAATGCACTTGAACCAGCACCTGTAATTCCTGATCCATCACCTAACCATGTTACAGCAGTAGCAACACCAACTGTTAAATCTGATCCACTGATTATACTACTTGCTGTACCTGTAATATTTCCTGTAACCACTCCCGAAATACTTGTAGCAGTAACTACTCCTACATTTAAATTAGATGTACCTGCACCTGTATTAGTTAATCCTGCTGCTCTATATGTACCAATAGAATCTCCAACAAAAGTAGTTGCTGTAACGGTTCCCAAATCTAAATTAGCACCATCAGTAATTGATTGTGCAGCTCCTGTTACTGGTCCAGATATTCCACCTATAGCAGTGATAACTCCTGTCACACTCAGTCCTGCTATAGGAATATAATCTCCCGATAAAGGTGAAACTAATTGGGCCTTTCGTGATGGCATATTACGACAACGATAATACTACTTGCTTTTCTTATTTATCTCTGTTATAATCTAATGAAAAAGATATGATAATAATTACGGGTTCAAAGGGTTTCATAGGTCAAAATTTCCTAAAATATCTCATAGAACATTCGGATGAAAAAATAATTACAGTAGATGAAAAGGATTGTTGGGATTGGATAACATTCTTTGAGGAGTGGGATGAAGTATCTCTTATACTACATCAAGGAGCAATTTCAGATACAACAGAAACAGACATAGATAAACTTCATGGAACTAATGTTTGGTTCACCATAGAGTTGTTTGAGAAGGCAATAGAGCATGAAATAGATGTTAAATTTGCATCCTCTGCATCTGTTTATGGTAATCAACAAGGTATAATCAATCCACTCAACTATTATGCAATTACTAAGTTGCAGATGGATTATTATATTCAAGATCACATAGAAGAGTTCTCATCTATCCAAAGTTTCAGATACTTTAATGTATATGGAGATGGTGAAGATCATAAAGGTGATCAAGCTAGTCCTGTGCATAAGTTCACCAAACAGATTCAAGAAACAGGGAGACTCAAACTATTTAAAGGATCAGATAAGTTTCTAAGAGATTTTGTATGGGTAGGAGATATAGTAGAGACTGTTCTTAACAATGATAAACCATCAGGTATATATGATTTAGGAACTAGTAATCCTATTAGTTTCCAGACAGTAGGAGAACTAATAGCAGAAAAATATAACGGTACAATAGAATATATCCCATTCCCTGAACACTTAAAAGGTAAGTATCAAACTTACACATGTGCTAAGAAAGAATGGGATAATAAATTTATTAGTGTTAAAGAGTATCTCCAGCTATCACCCTATGAGAATCTTCATCAAAATGCTGAGTAGAGAACTCAAATAATTCTGCATCTTCTATTGCAACCATCTGGTGTCTAGTCTTCCTACAGCAATGAAAACTATCACCAGGTTCTAATATCATACTTTCTGCTTCATCCAAAGAATCAGTCTTACCATAGAACAAATGAATCTTTCCTGACTGTAAATAAAAAGTCTCATCCTTTAAAACATGATAGTGCCATGAACATCTATGATTCTTTTTGATAAACAATAACTTACCACAGTACTCAGAAGAGTTGGCAATCCACTTCTCCCAACCCCATCCTTTAGGTACAAATTTTGGTTTAGTTTCTCTCATCGTTTATCATTAAAGAATACTTTATCAGGCCATGCTTTATCATCTATGAAATAATCAGCATGTGGTTTACCCATGATCAACTCATGGTACTTAACACCCCAATCATTCAATTGTTTTTCAGTAAGTTCAAATAAGACTTCTTTTGCTTTTGTTGCAGCATCAAAATGAGTTTGATCAGAAAATCTACCCATTGCTCGTGCAGTAAAGTAGATAATATAATTACCCTCATCATAGAGTTTATTTAGTACCTTGATTCTATCTTTCCAAGGTTCTGCTTTATGGTAATCTCTACCCACAGTTGGAGTACAAATAGTACCATCAATATCAATGCAGTATCTTTTTGACATCTTCCTCCGTTAATACATAAGTTCCTCTATGTGATACAGCCATTGCTGCTGCCTTGTTTGCAAGAGGTATTGCTTCCTCTATTGTACCATACTTTAAGTATCCATAGGTAAGGGCAGCAAGGAACGTATCACCTGCACCCACTACATCAAAGACGTTTACTTTCTCTGCTGGATATAATTTACCTTGATACTCTGCACCTATACCACCCTTAGTTATAATCACATTATTAGTTTTAGTTTCTAACTTTTCATACTCAAGATCATTGACTTTAATATAACATTTATCAGGTAAATTTGTCTTCTTACTATCGATAATCACTGGACCCTCAAACCAATCAACTAACTCAAATAACTTTTCCTGTGTTATATAACCTTTATTATAATCAGATATGACCATGATGTCATACCAATCTTCAGGGGGAACTTTATGATGTAGTTTGTGATATGCAGACCTATCATCAATAAAGGGTTGTTTGTGAGGTAAAGGAGTAATCTCTGGTTCTTCATCTGAACGTAAGATTTGTTGATTAGACTTCTCATCTATAAATCTTGTCTTAATAATTTTCTCCTCATTCGTCAACATATAAACATCCACACCAAATACTTTCAAATTATTATAAACATTCCATGCCATCCCCTCAGTAGTTACTCCTCTCTTATACTCTAAGATAGGAACAGGAGCCTCTGGATTCAGTCTCTTAACATCTCCATAGAAATACCTGTCTTCACAACTATCACCAATTAATAATACCTTCATAGGTTGTGAATCCTTTTAATAGTGTTACTGCTTGCATAACCTCCCACTCTTGGAAGGAATCTAACTTCCTTAGCATACTCTCTACCTACCACATCCCCATACCTCCAGTCATCACCAAGTAATAGTATATCAGGATTATATAATTGTATCAACCCCTCAAGTTCTGGTCTGTCACCAAATGTCAATACTACATCAATATATTTAATTGATTCAAGCATAGCAACTCTATACTTTAAATCATTCACTGGTTTATGATCACCTTTATCTTTCTTTATCTTTTCATCAGTATCAGTAGCAACTATAACCTTATCACCCAATGACCTTGCAACTTTGAAGAGTTGTATATGGCCAGGGTGCAGGATATCAAATGTACCATTAGTCCATACAATTTTAGACACGATAAACCTCGTCTACAGTTACCATACTTGCCCTCTTGCTGATGATTCTATTCACTTCAGGGTCATCTTTCTGATCCTCAGTTGGTATGTATATTGCCTTGGAATTAACAGGACAATTCTCTACGGGATCAGTAAGATAATAAACTGCTATACTCTTTCTATAACGACCCTCAGGACACTCCAGAGGAGTTGGAAGTCCATGATATGAGTTTTGGGTAGTATCGAACATTACTGCACGATTAAAGAGTGTATCAGTGGAAGTTATGCATTGTTTTCTATCTGCTGACCAGAACTCTAATTGGCCTTTCCACTCAGGATTCCAGTTCTCAGCAAGATAAACAATGAGATTTAATTTCCTTTGAAGTTTAAGTTTAGGGTGAATAGAATAATCTAAATGCACGTTCAGTTTACCACCTTTACCATGCATATGCAACCCTCCTCCATGCAGTCCTACATCAGGATATAATTTCTTGATGCCAGTAATCTTCTGCAGTTTAGAGATAAAGGAAGGAGAATTCAAATAACAAAATGTAGAATATAAGTTCCGTGGAAAGAGGTTCCATGTATTACAAGCCTTCTTATTCTCTAGGGGATTATTATATACATACCACACATCAGAATTATAATCAGGAAACTCCCGACTCAATGACATAGCAGTTTCATCATCAAAAAAATTATCTATTACTACATGATGAAATGGTTGTCCCTTAATAAACTCAGATTTTAATTTAGAAACTTCAAGTCTGTTGATCATATATAATTGTCTTCTGTAAATATTGTATCATACATGTTGGTGTCTATGTGAACATGATGAATATTATAAGGGTCAAACTTAGGTCCAGTTCCAATCATCAACTCCCTATCAATTTTACCATGTTCTCCTTGAGTATACAAAAAGTTCTCATCTAATGTAGCAAGATAATCCGAATTTCCCCACCAAAAATTACCACTAAAATGTGGGTAAGGTTTCATTCTTAACTTGGCTCCCACTACATTATATTCATCCAGATAACTAATACATTCTTTCCATTTATCAATTACATAATACTCTAAGAATAATCTCCATGCATGAAGTTGAGGAACAAATTGTCTGCTTGCTCCTTTTGCATGAAAGAATAATACTTTATAGTCTGGATTCTCCTTAGAGAATTTATACATTGACTCTACTGTCTCACCCTCATCCTTAGTCAGTCTTTCATTCTTATGAACCTTTGCTTTCTTAGGTAATGAAAAAAGTTCATTCTCACCCACGGTTCCAATATGAATAAACTCACATGCATCCATCAATCCAGATGTGCGTAATCTATGCATCTGTTGTTGATATATTAGACCAGATAGTTCAGTCTGATACAGGTGATAAAAGATGGCGATTTTTTGTGACATAATCTTGGTAGAACTCTTCAAATTCAGATCCTCCGAGTATATATTCTTTTCCCTCCCTCGTATATTTAACAGGCACATTAAACTTACCTAACTCTGCCAATATTTCATCTGTTATTGGCTTTCCTGCCTCAATTACCTCTAACCATTGACCATATGGCCAATTCTTGACACTCACTATAATACCTATATCTTTAGGAAACATCCACTCAGGTAGAACTCCTTGAGCCCACATACAGAAGTATCTCTTGCATTGAGCAGGTCTATTAGGATGAATAGAACATCCATTATTTAAAAACCTACATGGACTGTCTAAGGTTATCTGTTGCCCATAGACATTATGAGACAACCAATTACAACATAGGTCGCACTCACCACACTCTCTAATCTGCTCCATGAAAGAAAAATAGTTGTACTAGTCTTGCATCTTCTTCCATAGTTCCAAACAAATCACCATTTGAATGCCAAAGAGAAGGATTAAACATAACCAAACGATTATATTTAAAAGCAACATTATCTAGTTCTATCCATTTGGACTCATCCTTTCCTTCAATATCAAAAAATTTTACCATATCCTGGTGAGAATGCACACCATACTTTGCACCCTCGTGGGTAGTAGGAGAACTCTCCCATCCTGTTTCTTTATGTTTCCAGAACTTTGTACCTCCTGTAGGATGAATAGTAGGTGTGAGATAAAGAACACCAGCCCATATCAATCCTGGATTGGGATCAAAGTGAATATGCTGTCTTCCATACTGTCCTTCTTTAGTTAATCTAAAGTAAGAACACTTGTTCTCTGGTTTGATAGTAAGTTTCTCCCCTACTACCTGAGAACATGCTTCAGTCATCTCCTCCTCACCATGACACTCAGCACTATCTCTACCAGGCCAATTCTTTCCTCCAAAAAATTCAAACTGTTGCTCTAGAGCATACTCTCTTACAGCATCAGGGTTCTGTAAAAAATCATCAACAACAATTAAATTTCTACGTATCATAGTATCTTTAATAAATCATTTTTAACATCTTCAAAAGGGTGATTCCAATCTCCTTTTACTGACTGTGTATATATTCTCATTTTATCACCAAACCAAAAGTCTTGCAACCACAAATAATAAGGATCTTCAGGAACTACTGTCCATATAGGTTTATTTAATCCTGCACATATAATAGGAATACATGTAGAACTACTGATCGTTAAATCTAACTGAGAGATAGCTGCAAATGTATCATCCCATGTTTCTAACCACTCTGTACCATTCTCTTCATATAAAGGAATAATATTAGAATGGTCTGATACATCATCAACTCCATGTTCCTTGCATAAAGAATATAATTCAACATTCGGAAGAGAACCTAATTCTTCAAAATATTTTACAGGAATTATAGTTTTATCCTCAAAATTAGGATGGCCTGTCCATCTCACACCAATCTTAAATTTATCACTTGAGGGTATAATCCTTTTCCATTTAGTAAGATACTCTTCATTAGGCTCAAGATATGGATGAGTAGGTACTTGATCTTGAGTCATCTCCAATGCAACAGGAACCTCACCCACAGGAACCCAATAGTCATAATCCTCATAATCTTCTAACTCAAACACATGAACCACCTTATCAATACTTTTAATTCTTGCAATAACATTATAGGATGACCAATAATTAGTTGCAAAAACAACTTTCATTCCCCTCTCAACAAAATTATGAGAGAACTTTGCACCAAATAACTCATCACCTTTCCCACCTTCACCATCAATTAATATTGTTTTTCCTTTTTCAAATTTTCCATCCCAAATAGGTTTTTTATGGGGACGTGTATATGAACCCCAACAATCACTCATCCTCTCAGAGTGCATCTTTTCTAAGAGTTCTCTAAAGTTGCCCATTGTGCTAATGTTCTCCTTGCAATCTCAAGTGCTTCATTCTTATCACCCGTACCTGTATGTACAAGCCAAGGTCTCATCCAATCTTCCCACGTAACTCCAGTATATTTAAGTCCATACTTTGCTAAGTTATAAGATATTGCAAACTCATCTGCATAGTGTCCCCATCCTCTTTGTGAAGAATCACTTCCCCCTTCAGTCACTTCTTTCTTTGCAAGATCTTCAATCTCTTTTGGACTTAATGGAATAGGTTTCCATGCATCATGTGTCCAATCAGATGTTACAACAAAGTTAGTTGCTATGCCCACATCTCTACCATCTCGCATAAAATAGGGTATTCTCTCAACATGATACTTCCAACTAATATTATAATTATCATTGAATGCAATAGAATCTCTTCTTAATCTACTTACTACATCAGGAAATTCTGGATGTATGAGCATATCAGCATCACATAAAATATTCACCTCTGCTTCTTTACCATCCTCATACACCTGAAACTTCTCATAATGAAGAGGATAATCAGGGAACTTTCTCTCTGTTATCATATTAATCATATAACCATGCTTTTCTGCATAAGTTCTTATGGTAGGATATGTTAATGCAAATAATTCTGGAAAGAAATTATTAATATTAACAACATGAATAAGTTTTCTCATTATAAAATAATCTCCGTAGGGTCTAATTTAACAATTGAATTTTCAGGTATTGAATATGATGTTTGGTTTTCGTCCCATAACGCCATAAGATCTTGAGGTTGCCATGTAAAGGGAAGATCTCTTGAAACTGACATGTGCATTACCGATGGATTTAAAGGCATAAACATTCTAACATGGTTTTCCCATAACTTACTAATAGTATCACCTTCCCATCCAGCTGCAGGAGTTCCTGTTAATTGCAATCTATCAAAAGTTTCTTTATGTTTCTTAAATACCTTTGCCTTAAGCATAAATGTTTCGTGAGTATACCATGTTGTTCTATAATACCCTGTTGGTGTAGGGACTACTACACAGGAACCTACATAAAAATCAAGAGTTAAATTTTTATCATAAGGAAACATCTGAACAAAACACTGAGGAAAGATACCAATATCTTCGTCAGTTCTTTCATTAAACTTTTCCACTTTCAAGTCTGTATCCTCATAACTCACTCCTTCTGCCCATAATTTTTTTCTATATTGATCACGAGGAGTGATAAAATTTACTAAATTATCTAAATATTCCCATGTTACCATCATCTTTTTAAGGGCATCAGGATAATGAAGATGATCATCATCTACAATATATACAAAATCTTCATCAGGTAAATTATAAATGTAATCATAAGCCACCTTTACAGAAAATCTTGACTGTATATGAGGATTTTGTCCTTCCGTATCTCTATCTTCTAAAAAATTAAATGTAACTTTCTGCTTTGACTCGTCGCATATTTTTTTAAGACTATCTCTAAAATATTCACTAGATCGATCATCAATAATATGATAATCTACCTCCTCAAGATTCTCCATATTCTTAAGAACAGAGTTGACACACCGAAGAGCACACTCTGTCTTATTCACAATCCTTTCTGATTGGATTGAAGCTTTATCACATGTTCTGGTAATAATATGAAGCATTAATGTAAGTTACCTGCAATAGAAATTCTATAATCGTCACTACTCTGAAAAGGATATACTATATGTAAAAGCGAAGAAGGGAACATTACGATTCTTCCTTCCCACCCATTTTCAACGAACAATGGAAAATTTACAACATTACCTAATACCTGAGTATAAACAAACTGAAAAGTAGATGCTAATTTCACTGTTCTTGAGTTTTTACAATTCTGCATGTTTCTTTCATCTTCTAATTTAAATGGAACATGTAACCATGCAACAAAACTAAGAGTACCATCATGATTATGGAGAGGATTCACCTCTAATTTCCTTTGCATATTAACCCATACTGATTCAACTTTTAAATCTGCATTTGGATTCTCTTTAGGATAATAATCCCATTCTTTTTGATATGCTCTACCCATCTCTTCTAGATATGGATCAAGAAGTTGTCTACTTTTTGTAATTTGATATTCTTTTGTGATCTGTCCTGCAAGATGCATATTCATCTTCATAGTATTACTATCATCAGTATTAATATCTACTATCTCTTGGTTAAGAGCCTGATATATCTCTATAGGAATTGTACCATTAGTAACACCTGGATTAGGTAAATGGGAATGATTAAACATTTCTTTCTCCTTTATCAATATTCATAGAAATACACATTCTTCTTCCTTTTGTAGGTGGAACTTCATGATGTAAAATCGCTGGCCATATTGCAAGCATACCATTTTGGGGTTGAAGTGTCAATGGTTGATTATTATCATTAATTCCATCTTTTTGCACACTTTCAAAAATAACAGGAGCACAACCTGGTTCTACATCCACATAATATACAGCAGCAAAATCAGACGGAAAATGGGAATGTCTCTTTGTCCACTCAGTATCTTCATACATCATAGCCCAGAAATTAAGAACCCTAAATCGAAGATCAGATGCAGTATTATAATATCCTTCAGTAATAAAGTTACATGCATCAAGAGTTAGATCTACAAGTGGTTGAAACTTTGGATTCTGTTGGTGAGTTACCCATGAACTGTGCCATGCCTTAACATTACTCTTAATTGACTCTGGAAATTTCTGTCGGTGTTCCAGTATCACTTCCTTTAGATACTTATTAAGTTCTACATGACCATCTAAAATGGTAGTAAAAACTGCCATTGGTTTATTAACATGTTGTATCTCAAATCGACTGGTCATGTGTTTGCTACCTTCCCATCTTCTGTGATTGTAGATAACCCATGATTATTATCATAAGCATATACTCCATCCTGAACAATTCCAAACATGTCACATCTCATAATTGCGTCTGCAGTAGTTATAATACCATGATGTATAGAATATGCTACCAAATTCTTAGCAATCGCAGGATCAATAGCATATGCATGAGCCCTACAAATAAATCTATCTAATCCTTTCTGATCCGATGCATGAGGAGGAATAGGAGTATTAGAATGAAAATCCCCTTCTACTTGCTCTATACCACCTAAGTATACTATATTATTATAATACATATGCTTGAGATAAGGTTTTACCATTATAGCATCATGTTCTAAGATTACAATAGGTTTATCAAGTTCTAAACACCTACACCATAATGAATAATGAGAAAGAAAACACGCAATCTGAGTCATTAAAAGATCAGATCTACGTAATCTTAAAAAATTAATAAATGATTGATCCTTAAGCATTTCAGGAACCTTAATGCTTCCCAATTCACCTATAGGTTGACCCAAATCATAATCTTGTTGTTCAATTGGAGAATCAGTAGCATCAAATGCAGGAAATAAACGAACATTAGGTTGTCCTACCTTTTCACAAGAATCAAGACATTGGTGAGTTAGTTGGTGAGAAAGTTCATTACCTTGAATAGAAATAATATAAGTTCCCTCTACCTCCATCTTATAATGATTAAAATAATTCATAATACTTCAGGATAAAATGTTTGATAGTAAGATAGATTGTTTGTAATGACTGCCTTAGATTGCTCTTCTGTCATAATCTTTGGCCATCTTGGTTCTAACTTCTTTAATTTAGTTCCTGTCTTATGATACACTAAAGATCTGTAAACTGAATCATTCTCCTTATAATCTGGTTCTGGAATATTATCAAAATCATGTTCAAAGTTTGGTTCTCCTATCCATTCATATATCATTCTCAATGTTTCTCTTGGATTCTCATTGAAATGCTCATGTTTACATATGAAAAAACTACCTGGATTCTTCTGTGCTACTTCTAATACATGTGGAAGCACTTTTAATGGCCGACCTAAAAGAGATGTTATATCCCGACAATACATCTCCATTCTATGCTCAAATGATTCTTGATAGAATTGTTTCTCTCTATCACCATAAGTGACTTGAGGAAACTTCCATAGAAGAGAATCAAAAGAACAAATAATATCTCTTAGATCTCTCAGTATCACCAGATACTTAGAGTTAGGATCTATTGCAAAAGTATGAGGAAGCCACTCTGACCATACCCTTGACTTGGAAAAGACAATAGGTTTATCAGTCATCGCCTCAAACCATCCCTTCATTCCCTGACGTAGGAAGTTAATATATGACTTCTTTAATACCTCTTTATCTAATGCTAAAAATTCAGATACTTCTCCTGATCTTTTCTGACATGCATCTACCAGATAAGGCGTACAGCATGTGCCTGTTGTAAATATTCTTGGATTCTCATTCAGTATGTTCATAATGACTGATGAGCAAGTTCTAGGAAGACCTAGACAATAATGAAGTTGTTGCATAATAAAGTGATTTTGATTATTTATTGTTGTTCAATGGCAAAGTTTGAGTCAGAATTTGCATTTCCTATCTGATCTATACCCATCCCACTATCTTTAAACTTATCCCATACCGAAGGAACATAAGTTACATCTGCATATCCACCAGGGGTAGTATTATTTCCCTGTTTACCTTGACCATTAGGACCAGTAACATAATTTTTACTATTAGGTACATCTAAAAAGAGTCCTTGACCACCAATAACAAAATGACTTATTGATGGTATCATTGTACCAGGAACTTGTGTGGGTGAGGATCTCTTACCAGGATATCCAAAGTTAATGTAGGGGGATGTAGAACCTCCTGCAAACCATATAGATCCATCAGGTTTTTGCCATGCTTGATAAACGCCTTGATTTCCACTAGCACATCTTAACCACGTACCTGGTACTTGAGTTGGTGATGAACGATATGATCTATCATTTAGTCCCAATGCTCCCTCACCACCATATCCCCATGCCCATAAGGTTCCATCACTTTTAATTCCACTACAAGATTGATAGGGTGCATTATTAGTTCTCATAAAATCAGACCAAGTACCTGGTATTTGAACAGGTGATGAATAAGCACCCATTGGTGTTGTAGGACCAGTGTTTTGCCCACATTCACCAAATTGATTAGCACCCCACATCGACAATGCTCCACCAGTACTCAGTCTACTCCCATATCTCGTTTTGGAATAATTTCCAGGAAGTTGAACAGGTGATGAATACTCTAATAGATAATACCAATAAGGTGCAACTCTTGGAAGACCTAATTGTGCCTCTTGATTAGATCCCCATATCCATAATGATCCATTTTCTTTTATGGCACTTGTAGCCCCATAACCCGAATTAAAAGTATCACGAGTCATCTGCCACCCTGTACCAGGTAATTGAGTTGGTGATGAACGATCTATAGCATCATTAAGTCCTAAAGATCCACCTCCTATGTAAGTTGAGTTCCTTCCCCATGCCCATAAACTTCCATCCTGTTTCATGCCAAACATATTGTTGTAACCATTATTCGCTACCTTACTCCAATTAGTATCAGTTCCTATTTGAATTGGTGATGAATAACTTGCTGTAGGTCCACTTTGATTCTGTCCTAATTGTCCATATAAATTATATCCCCATGCCCATAATTTACCTGCGGCCGCATACTTCGCATCTCCTGCCACATCCTGATCATACCATTGATTTAATGTCCAAGTATTTTGTCTAAGTTCTGCCATTATACCTGAGAGGATCCTTTCAACCTATTTATTCCTACAATCTTCTCACATTTATCATAGAAGTAAACATTATATATTTTTTCACGAGCAGAAAATAAATGATAGAACATTTCTACTCCTAGATGATTTGAATATGTAGTACCTATACCCCATTCTCCACGACCTTTCCCAAGATCCCATACACCCTCTTTAGGTCTACGTTGAAAGTGAGTGGGTTGGTACATCTCAACATCTATTCCATTTTCCTGTGCTCTATAAGTATAATATCCACAAGTATCAGCCTTCCTATGATCAGGTTTCACTGTCATTCTTCCAAAGTCTTCATACATCTGACGTGTCAAACAAAATGCTGATGGTGCAACATAATTATGCTCATCATTGTCTAAATGCATTCCTCTCTGTACATTACCAATCAACTTACCTTTCTCTGCTTGCTCAAAAGTATATTCAAGTGCATAAGCATTTAAAGGAATACAATCCACATCTAATAAAAGAACAGTATCATACTTCTTCTCTACAAACAATTGAGTAAATCCATAATCAACCGCATCAGGATGAATAACTTCCTCTCCATGTGTCTGAGAACATAACGGAAGAAAGTCTGCTGTTGTATTAAGTTTATTAACTACCTCTGCCTGAAGTCTTACGATATCAATATCAAGAGAAAGATTATAAAATGTAAATATGGCTCTTTTCATAATCCATCCCTTACTTTCACATACAAATTACCCGAAACCACATATCTTGGTGCTTCTAATGGTAACTGTCTACTCCGATGAGCCAACCAACCAGGAAATATAATCCATGTATTCTCTATTGGTAAGATCTCTTGCATTCTGGTTCCCTGTGCTTCTGCCTTTCTTGGATCATGAAACTCAGTGCCTCCAGTGGTTCCATCACCAGGATCATGTAGATAATATACACCAGATAAGAATGAAGGGTTATGATCATGCCAAGGATTAGTTTCTTGCTGATCTATAGACTTCCATCCTTTATATACCCATGCACCTGAACCAGTAAAGTCCAATGCATCCTGATTACTACAAAAACTATCTACATTCTGCAGATAATTCCTACATGCATTATAAAATTCTTCTCTCAACTTCTTCCAGATAGGTGGTGCATCATCTCTGAATAACATTACATGAGTTTGATACTTAGGTACTAATTCACTCTCAGTATACATCTTCTGCTCTATCATCCAGTCAGTGCAAGCCATCATCTCTTGCTTATCCTCTGGTGTGATGGATGGACACTTACTCCTTACTATATGAGTAGGGAATAAGTCATATTTCATAGTTTCTATTTGTTCTACCATTCCCAGTTCTCCATCATTTCGTATAGTTTATCTATGGTCTTATCCCAACTATTATACTCCATTTGCTGCAATACCACAACGTTATCAGGATACCATCTCATCTCTTTTGTATTCCATGTAATATATGAATTTAAAGGAGGTAATACTATCACCCGTACTCCCATTGCACCAGCTAAATGAGCAACAGAAGTACAAGAAGTAATCACCAAATCAGATTCTGCAAAGATATCATAGGTATCATTCCATGTTTTAATACTAGGAGCAAGATCCCATACATTTGCATTCTTAGGTAAATCACTATCTTCAAGTTGAATAGAAAATAACTGTCCAAACTTTTCAAGTCCCAACATCTTTTCTATAGGAATACTTCTAAACTGCTCATGTTCAAACTGAGCACTTCCTTTCCAACGAATACAAATTTTCTTTTTACCATTTGCAATCCGATTCATTTCTGGAACAGGATTTGCTTTCTTTTTAAAATATGGAAAAGTCACACCTTCCATAGGATCATTGAGTCCTAAGAAGTAAGGAGCTGACATAGCAGGTACATACTTATCCCACTTAGTCTTTACTATCTGTTTTGGTTCATACAAATTCTGAAACCCACATGCCCCTAATAAAGGTATCAATTGTTTTGGAGAGAATATTTTTACTGTCTTACAATACTTTTTAAGATGTTCTACATAACGAACAAATATCATTCCATCACCCATACCACCTTCAAGGTAAAAAGCAATCGTATCTACTTCCTCCCCAAGTTTCCACCGATATTGTTCACCTATATTATAGTCCTTTCTTAATATCCACTCATGTCCCCATACTCTTAATTCATCTATAGCACCTGCACGAATATACCTATAACCTTCCTGAAATTTGTCCTCTGCTAATAAATGCCAACCATAATTAAATGAAGCACGTACATTTGTATCAGCAATCGGACCTATTAATTTTCTAGTCTGATTTAATTTACCTTGAGCTGTCATATACAATCCAAGATCTATCATATATGATTCATCCTTTTTCCATTTTTTAGGAAGAGATCGAAGAAGTGCTTCTGCTTCTGGTGCTCTTTCTAGATAATAAAGAATTTTTGCTTTATGAACAATAACCATCTCACTGAGAGGAACTTTCTCTATACATTTTAATGCTTCTTCATATTTCTTTTCCTCATGGTAAATTCCTGCAAGCATAAATCTTATATCATCATCTTCCTTTTGCCTCAAATATGCAATAGCAAGTTCTCGTGCAGCAGGATATTCCCTTCCCTGAAAAAGTTCTCCAATTAACTGAGGTATCATGTTCATTTTTCCATTCCAAGATTAGGTCTACCATCAAATACTCTATCCTTAAATTCACCCTGTGCATCCACATAATGCATAAAGAGTTGATACTGTGTAGTACCTTCAAATTTATCTCTCCAATGTTCTAACGCTGTCCCATGATAGACCACCATGTCTCCCTCGTCAAGTGGAACCTCATGACTTTTACCAGAATAATCATTTATCCATATAGGCCAGTGCTTATCATACTCTCCACCTAAGCATAGAGTGATGGAGTATTGACACTCAGGTCTATCACTATGCCTTTTAAGGACAGAACCATTCTTATAGATTCTTGCATAGGTATATTGTGGTATAAGATTCTTACCTACTATATTTTGTATATCAATGGTTGACATAGCCATTACCATTTCAAATGCAGGATCTCCATAAACACAATGAGAGTTAGGAGCTTGAGGATCACCCGTTAAAGTAGGATCAATTTGTGCTCTAAGAGTAAAATAATTTCTAAGGTAAGTGGAAAAAAAAGGAGGAATATACCCCTTTACTACCTCAAACCCCTGTTTTTGGAATGGTGTCATAAAGTTTTTCTTTTGTTGATATCCAACTAACCAATGTGTATCTATGTCCCCATGTAACAGGATGTACCTTATGAGGAAATTCCTTATAAGAAGGGAATGCTATCATCATACCTTTTTTGGGTTTAATAGTCAACCCTAAAGTAGGAAACTCAATTTCTCCTCCTCCATACTCATTGTTCAAATAAAATAAAAAGGAAACATCTCTATCTAAAGCTGGTTCCCATTCTCCAGTTTGACGATTTATTTGTTCTCCATCAATATGCTGCAGATAATGTCCTCCTACTGGATAACCAAGAAATTGTGCTGGTTCATAATTCTTAAACTCACAATTATACTTTGGTTGAACATGATTAAAATAAGCTTGAGAAATACCTCCTTCCAATTTAGCACACTGTTCATCAGGTATGGGATACCATAAAGTATTTCTAATTTTTAAATCTTCCCTTCCTTTATCTTCTTTTCTATCTATGCTTTTTCCTTCAGTTTCTTCCTTAAAAACCGTTGCTTGGGATGTATCCTCACTATTAGTCAAAAACATCAATTCCTCTATATGTTCTTGAGGAACCACATTTTCTCTAATTATAATCAAGTCATATAGATTTTGCATAATAAAAAAGCAATTTTTACTTATTTATCCAGCTTTGATGAGGTTCATATAGTAACCATCTCCCATATCTGTCCACGATCCAGGTAATTGAATAGGTGATGAATAACTTGTATTATCATTAACCCCTAAACCACCATAACTATTAGCTCCCCATACCCATATTGATCCATCAGTCTTGACAGCAGCAGACCTATAACCAGATTGGAATATCTTTCCTGTCCATGTAGTGTCAGTTCCGATTTGGGTGGGTGATGAATATTGTCCTGTGCTATTAAGTCCCAATCCTCCAGGAGCACCATATCCCCATGCCCATAATGTACCATCAGTTTTACTTGCAAGAGTAGTGCTTAGACCGTTCTGCATGTATTTCCATGTAGTACCAGGCACACTATTAGGAGTAGATTTATCTCTGTTAGTTCTACCCCAGTTAGGTTGCCAAGGAGCTCTATAAGGGCCTTCATTAAGTCCTAATTGTCCAGAAGCATTTGCTCCCCACATATACAAAGATCCAGTTGGAGTAACTCCCCCATAATGATGAGTAGTAGGAGCACCACAATTTCCCATACTGGCAAAAGTATATCCAGCAAGTTGAGTTGGTGATGAACGAGTTCCAGATGTTGTTCCATTTCCTGCACATCCAAAACTCCAACCTCCCCAATACCATGCGGTTCCATCAGTTTTAAGACTAAACAACTTTGAATGGGAATATTCTGATTGGGCCCATGTAGTCTCAGTTCCTAGTTGAACTGGTGATGATTTTCCAGTACTTGAAGTCACCTCCCCAGAACCATAATGCATATTAAGACCAAGTGCTCCATCACTATTGGGGCCACAAACATACATTGCTCCATTAGTTTTGACCCACCTCCCAATACTACCATTCTTAGCCCAATCAGTATCAGTTCCTATTTGAACTGGTACAGAACGACTGGCAGTATCATTTTGTCCTAATAATCCCATACCATTATATCCCCATGCCCACAGTGATCCATCATTTCCCCTTGCAAACGTAGTAATAGTCTGCCCCCAACTATCATCAAATGTTCCATTAGCCATAACAGGAGAAGAATAATAAGTATTCGGAGTAGTGGGTTCCTCATTAATTCCTAATCTTCCATAATTATCGTAGTACCACTGCCATACACCACCAGGTTCCCCTGCTGCACCATTATATTTCCAGATGCCACCTTGGTTTATTTTATTATAAACCTGATCAACATCCCAGACTCCCTGTTCTTTATCAGTTATAGCCATAAGTTAAATACTATATTGGATACGCTCTGCCATTCCAGAGGGTTTATAATATCCTACATTTACATCTTCGGTTTCAGTCCCTATTCCTATAGATCTGGTTCCAACCTTCTCATTAGTATGAATACCAGCATATGATTCCAGTGCTTTTGTCACAGTAGAAGTATCGAGTCCTGCATTAATCCCATCTATTCTATCATAAATCAGTCCACGCACTCCAGCAATTCTAGCCTCATCAGTAATATATGCTTCATGATTAGTTTTAATCTTATTAGCAAGAGTACTGACAGTACACCCACGATAGAATGCTTCTGTAGTTAATCCTGCATTAGGTGTTGCACTACTAATAAATGCAACTGCAGCATCATACTTATAACCAGATGCTGATGCATAAACACTATCCGCATAGGTTCCTAATTGTTGCTTACGCACTTCTTTCTCTTCCTTATATACATCCACTTTCCATTCACTCACATATTCATTAATTTTTGCTACAATATCAGCAATATATTCTGCATCACTTATTTCAAATATAAAATTAGAATTATCTACAGTTACACTATCAGCAACAGTTCCATACTTATACTGTCCCCAATCAAACTGCTCAACCAAATCTGTTAGGTTAGGATTAGTAGCACCTGTTTTAGGAGGAGTAATAGCTATGGATACTTGAGTATCTGCATCAACCTGTATCCATTTAATATTCTTAGCCATAATTGTTTAAATTTAATCCTTTCTTTGTTTGTATTTATAATTGAGCAGGGGTCAAGTTAGGACCGATAACTCCTATATTCAGGTAAGTACCGCTGCCCCACATACCAATCTTATCACTAGAGAATCCAACAACAGCACCAGGTACTTGAACTGGTGATGACATATACTGATGTCCTGTTTCGGGAACCATTCCAGCAGCATGAACATCACCACTTACCCATAAAGTGTCATCGCCTTTCATACGAATCATAGTCTTTTCACATATCTGAACCATTTTATAAGGTCCACCAGGTAAATTATATGGGGAAGAAATTTGGACATCTGCTTGATTTGTCCCAAACGTCCCTGTATCAGTTGCTCCCCATACAAATATTTTTCCTGAATTATCACATGCAGCAAAACCTCCTCCGAGCCAATACATCTGTCCAGAAGTAACACTCGTCCAATGATCAAGAGTACCTATTTGAGTTGGGGAGGAAAGTCCATCTGGTTTATATGGTCCTAATCCTAAACATCCATTAGGAGCTCCTCCTCCACCTACCATCCACAGTGTACCGTCAGTTTTAACGGCCGCAGTATTAGAAGAAGGACTATGATGATAACCAGTAACCCATTGCCAAGTAGAATCAGTACCTACTTGAGTTTTAGCAACCACAGTATCTGGTGCATTGAGTCCCAAGCATCCATGACCATTACTTCCCCATGAATATAAATTACCACTTGCATCAATGGCAAATCCTGATTTTTCTGTGAATATCATTTTTTGCTGATCTATTCTATTAGGATTTGCTGTCCAAGTACCAGGTATCAAAACTGGAGAAGAACAACTATTATTATACGGCCATCCCGCTATACTTCTTGCATAGTTGCTTGGACCTGAACCTCCCCAAAACCATGCGGATCCATCAGTCTTGGTTGCCATCATAGAATAGGTGTCAGAATAACAAGTAGCAGCCCATGTTGTACCAGGTACTTGAACTGGTGATGAATAATATTTAAAATTTGGTCCACCATTTGCTAATCTTCCCGCCTGTGAAGCTCCCCATGAATATAATTTTCCATCTTCCGTAACTCCAAATGAAGTATTATCACATCCACCAACATGTGCAAAATTCTCTTGTGAATCAACCTGTGCAAGTTTTGTTCCTATTCCAGTACCATCTTGATTATTTTGTCCTAATTCCCCATAGATATTAATTCCTGATGTAAACAGAGCATTATATCTATTCCAAGGATCTCCTGCAAGGAGTTTATCCCTTACATCCTGAATGTCCCATACCCCTCTTCTAGTCATAATTCAATACCTCCTTATGATACTATCTGTTTACCAGATGCAGTAATTTCTAACCTGTTTGCTTGGTTAGCATATGCTCGTAACTTATATCCTGTCATAAGATACTTAGGGGTCTCACATATCTCAACTGTTGAATCAGCAGGAATAATCATATCATATACCAAATAAGATTGAATATTATCACCTTCATCTGTCCATACCACTCTTGCCTTCACGTCATTAGTACCATCATTATTACAAAGAAGAATACTTTGAACAACAGAAGGATTAGAAGACGAAGTATAAAGATCCGTCATTGTTTCAGCAGAAGAAAGAGCAAGTTGAGCATCCCAATACGCAGTATCTTCTTTGAGTTCAGTAATAATAGTTGCTTCTAATGATGAACCAGAACTTGCTTGAAGTTCTATTGTCTCACTAGGTCCAAGAACCTTAGGTTGTTTAAGCAGTTCAACTGCTGAACCTGCAGGAACTGGTATTGTATGAGCAAAAGAGAAATCAGTTTGCATCTCACCACTAATACTAACTTCATTACCCGTAATATTACAAATATGAATAGAATGGACGATTGTTCTATAACTTGAACTTGCATTTGCAGTATATGCTGTTGCCATTGAGTTAGTAACATCATACTGTTGAGCACTACTAATACCAGTATTAAAGTCTCCTGATCCACCGCCACCACTAGAAGGAAGATTAGTTAAATTAGCACCATCACCATAGAAGTATGATGCAGTACAAACACCAGCAAAGGCAGCATTACCTTGACTACTAATCGTTGCACCCGTACCAACTGAATGAATACCCGTTATTATAACACCCCCCGCAGCCGTCTCAAATTGCTTAGTTGCATCAAAGTATAAATTACAAGCACCTCCTTCAATAAAATCAGCTAGATTTGCAAAGCCGTTTTCATTAAATATTTGTAAGTTACCATTTGTATAGATAGCGAACTGACCAGCAGTACTGACTATTTTATTTGTCCCTGTTGATGCTGGATCATGGTAGATCTCCAGATCTGTTCCCGTGCCGAAAGTAACTTTTTCGCTATCAGTTATTCCTATGGAACCACTTGACATATCAAGATTACCTGAAAGTGCGATGTTACCACTAAAGGTAGATACTCCTGTTACCTTCAGTGCAGCAGCAGTGGTAATTCCTTGCATCACCACACCACCAAGTAACTTAGCCTCAGTGGTTGTGATGATATTATCTGTAGATGCAACACCAGTTAGTCCTGTACCATCTCCAGTAAGAACACCAACTACAGTCACACCATGAGGATTAACTACTAATGATGCTGTTCCACCAGCAACAACACCTAAATGATCTGCAGAAGGTTGATATAAACCAGTGTTAGGATCACCAGTGAAGTAAATACTTGCCTGAGAAGTAGTACCACCAGTATATCCAATAGCACCATAAGCATTATCTCCGTACTTACCTATGAACTTACCACCTGCATTAAATGGTGCAGCATCAACCCACACCGCAGTATTTCCTATTCCTAACTCATCTTCATCAAACCATACAAATGTTCTACCATATTCTGTACTGTACCATAAATCACCATTAGTGGGAAGTGCAGGTGCTACACTACTAATACTTACACTTCCACTTCCTCCTCCACCACCAGAGATACCAATATCTACCGTTGTTCCTGTAACCTTAAAAGTATTTCCTGTTCCAACAAAATTTATGAAGGTAAATCCATAACCAACAACACCAAGAGTAGATCCAATACCAACTCCACCACCAGTATTGATAAGATTCGCACCATCACCATAATATGTTATAACACCAACATTAGCTCCTACCGTTGCACCGATACCACCTGCACTCGGAGTAACTATAAAATTACCAATCGTACTTATTCCACCAACATTTAGATTATTAACTGCTAAATGAGTAACAACACCCGACCTAATACTACTAATTCCACCAACATTTAAATTATTTGCAATCAGATGAGTGGCAACACCAGTAGCAACTGTACTTATACCATTAACCTTTGAATTCTCAGCAGTTAAATGGGTTACAATACCAGTAACAATTGTACCTATACCCGAATATTCTAAATTAGTACCCTGAGCGTTGGTAATAATACCAACCGTCATATTACCAGTACCTATTACATCTATACTAGGAGTAGTGGTAACCCCAGTAACATTTAAATTAACAGGAGATAGATCAACAACACTCGTAATACCTGCTACATTTAAATTATTTGCTTGTATCGAATGACCAACAACAGTACTTACAATTCCCGTAGTACCATTAATAGTAACAATTGTACCTACACCAGTTACATTTAACTCCGACGCACCAATTCCACCTATAACATCAAACTTGGTGCTCGGAATTGTACTTCCTATACCTACTTTATCCGTACTCGCATCAGCGAAAATAAGATCGGTATCTACTTCTAGGCCGTTCTTTACTACAAAATTCTTATTTACAGCCATTTTGGGTTCACTCTCCCCCGTTATTTTTTATTATTTATACTGCTTCGATCTTAATGACACCTACTTTTCTGGTATTACCCCCAACAGTTCCTGTGGCACTTCCAAGACCATCAAATCCTTGTCCACCTCCACCAGATCCAGAAGATCCAAGTCCTCCATCACCACCAAGAGCTCCACCTCCTCCTCCCGCACTATCTGTACCACTTCCATTTCCACCATTAAATTGATAATTCAATCCTGCCTTATATCCTCTGGTTACAGTTACTCCATTCATGTTAGAAGTTTTTTGACCATCTTGTCCTGTAAAGAATGTGGTTGATCCAATCGATGCACAAGGAGCAACTCCCTGAGTTTGCCAATAATTACCGATAGTACATCCACCAACTCTTCCACCACCCGTATGTATAGTATCGGGAGTTGTTGTTCCACTAGAAAATTCACCAATAGGAGTTAAAGTTGGATTTACCCCAAGACCTCCACCCACTCCTGCACCACCATTCAAGGTAGCACCAGCACCACCGCCACCGCCCGATGCAACTAATAATTCACCACCTTTATAGAAGAAGGATCCTCCTCCCCCATTAGAACCACTACCAAAACCACCTGATGGCCAGATTGCTGCTCCTAAGTTGGCAACATACTCTTGACTCTGAGTAAGAGTTAAATTAAAAGTAGTTACTCCTCCTTGTCCTGCAACAAATGATCCAAAATCTTCACCTTCAGCACCTGATAATGTTACTTTCACACTGAGATCATCCTCTGGTGCATAGATTGAATATATTCTATTCCAATTAGATGTAGCAGCAATACCTGTTTGATCAGGAATTATTTCCAGTGCTCCATCCACCAAATCAACCTCTTGAGTGCTATGTAAAGTAGCATTCACATCAAACTCTTCAATATAAAGAATCTTTCTTGCCGTTGGTGATACTACATTAAAGTCAACTGTATTGGAGTTCAATGGAGAATTAGAGGCATTTGGATGAGATACCACACATCTAATTGTTGATACTCCCACCGTAGCAGACGAAATAGTAAGAGAAGTAGTTGCTGATCCTGCAACAGTTGTGCTATCACTCAGATCACTACCATCTTCTTGCCACTGATAAGTAAGATTATTGATTGTTCCATCTGTAACTGTAGCTGCAATCCCGAATGAAGCATTAGCAGATGTGACAACAGTAGAAATTCCTGGTTGTGTAGTGATAGAAATTGTAGGTGAAATACCTAATGCAATAGTATTAGAATTTAAAGGCCCATTGAGTGCCTTACCTGTAGATCTTGCTGTTCCTGCAGTGATAGGACCACTTCCATATGCAGAAGCAACATAACTTGATTGAAGATAAAACTGTCTTCCACTATCATCAGGATCAACAAGTCCTGTTAGAGTAAGAGTTGTTCCTATCCCAACTTCAGCAGTAGATGCAGATCCTACTGCACCCACACCAACCTCATACCACTGATAAGAGAGATGCCCTGTTCCTACTGGAGTTGATGTTACAATTCCAGTAAAACTAGCAGTTGATTCAATAGTTGTAATTCCTACTGGTTGTTCTAAAAAAGAAAGGGTAGGACCGTTTAAATCAATGCTGGTAGGAATACTGGAAAATATTTGAAATCCTATCATGCGAAGTTTTGTCCTCCTACTACACCGTAAAGTGATGAACCACCGTCAAAGGTCATGAAGGAATAGATATCCGTCTTGGATGCCGTCTGAGTTACCTCAGGAAGAGTACCTCCACCAGGCCAATATACGGGGATTGTTGACCCACCGTTATCTTTGAATGTATCTATACCTACAGAGTAACCTGTACTATCTTGAGTAATTTTAATTGTAAATGATGTTGCCTCTGTTGGAGGATTAGTAAGTTTAAAGTTATCAATTGCCTCATCTACAGTCAATGTAAATGATTGTGCAATAGATAAATCAATTGTTACTACTCCACCCGAAATATCCAGATCCTGTACGAATTGGGAGTAAGTCTTAAGTTTAGTTGAACCCTCAAGATCTATATCTGCTCTGGGAGATCCTGTTCCCAAACCAACTTGACCAGAAGAAGTAGTAACTGCAGTTCCTACTATCAAAGTAGTAGCAGTTACAATACCTGTTACTATATTACTGGAAGAACCATTTAGATTATAAGTGGTTGCACTTAATGCTCCACCCACCTGAAGATCCTTAGTTGTAGTAAATCCTGCAAAGAATGCGGTATTTCTTACATATAAGGCAGTCGTACCAATACCAGTCTTACCCACATCAAGTAAGAACTCTGGATTAGAATTACCAATACCAATATACTTGGATGCTGCAAGAACAGGAGCATATCCTGCAGTGTCTCCCGATCCAACTGTCTCCCAAAGACTATCTGTTGCCAGATTAGTTAACGCAGAACCATCACCCTTAAAGCTTGTAGCAGTTACAATACCAACTACATTTACATTACCAATCGCATGAAGTTTATATCCATTTGCAGTGGTTCCAATACCAACACCCGTTCCATCTACTGAGAATAGAGAAGATGCAGAACCAACCTGAAGCGTATTCAAACCAGGTGAAGTAGTTCCAATACCTAACTGATCAAAGACTCCAATATCAAGAGTCTTAGATAGACTTACATTACCAAAACGATACCAATCATTATCTGTAGTATAAATCCAACCACTGTAACCACCCTTAGTAGGATTAGCAAAGTATGTTATATCACCAGGATTACCAGCAAGAGAAGGAGTTCCCACCCCAATCGTTTGCTTTCTAGAAACAGTTGCATCACCTTGTAAGAATAATGATCCTGCCTCAATACCTTTAGTAGATGTGGACGTAAGTTTGTTGTTAAAGACGACTGGGCCATCAAACTCAGAGATAATATTTGCATTTGGACCACCTTCAACTCTTAGTGATCTACTGATTGATGCTTCAAGTGGAGTAAGAACATCAAATCCAATGTTAATTCCTTGCTCAGTTGCATCCTCACCTGTTGTGGTAGGAATAGGAGCATCAAATACTTCTTCCTGTCCTGTTGCAGAACTTACTTTCTTATTACCAATATAGAAGTCACCAGCATCATTCATACCAGTGTAAACATTCACACCACCATCTTTCTTAGTTGATTGTGCTAAGAGTTCTTCTTGAGCACTTAAACTACGATCTTGCTTTTCAGGAAGAGCAGTGGAATAATTTCCTGGTCCAAATCCTACATACTCAAATGTCTGACCTGATGCACGAATGATAGAGTTACGTCTAAATTCAACTGGACGACACTTAATTCTGGTTACTACTGTATCCACTACATGAGTCGTTGGTTCGGTTCCTTGAACTCCTCTGAATACCGTGATTGGATTTCCAGTAACAGTAGATTTCACCCTTACAATTTCAGAACCAATCTTCAGATAATCTCCAATATTAATATCAAGATCAGTAATACCAGTTATAGAAACACTAGTGGTAGATTCGGTAAGAACAGCAGAAGAAAGAGTAGTTGTAATACCAGCATACTCTGCAACTTGTCTACCTGAAAGATTCTCATTATCAACAGAAATATTACCACCAGCAGATGCATATCCAAACTTATATGCATACATTGTACCACTAGGATCAGGGCCTGTTGTACCTATACCGATGCTAAGATTAAATGAAGTTTGATCATTAATCTTCTTAACAATGAAATCACCACGATAAAGAGGTATATCAGATCCCCCTAACTTCACTTTATTATCTACACTTAAACCATGTCGTTGAGTAGTGGTAACAACACCAACTCCTGTGTCTTTATTAAAATTAAATGCACTTACATTTAATGATTGACCAGTAACATAAGCAGTTGCTACAGATGTATCCGTTACTCCGAGCCCCGTAGTATTAGTAACTCCAATCGTAGCTGCTGATGCTACCTGAATTGCTCCAGTTGCTCCTTCCCCAATACCTGTAATTCTATAAAGAGTATTATATGGATTATTACTATCAGGAACAATTCCCTTAAGTTCAATAGTGTCACCTACATTATCATATATGGATGTAACAGTAACAATACCAATAGCATGAGTTGCACCTGTAGTAGCAACACCAACAACATGTAAACAATCACCTACCGCATAAGCACTACCTCCATCCATAACCTTCACAGCAACTATATTACCAGAAGAGTTAACTTGAATTCTACCTGTTGCAAAATGACCTTGACTGGAAATACCTGCCGCAGAAATAAACTCTGCATTATAAAGATAACCAGCAGTTCCATGACCATAGTTTGTACCACTACTTGCAATACCAACTGTAGTCATTCTATTCAATCCATGACTAATAGTGGTAAAGATAGTATGAGCAGTACCAGCAGTATTTGAAGTAATATCGGTAATTCCCATACCAATACTCCAATCAAATATTCCTTCCTCAATAGTTTCTTTAGTAACACTATGCTGAAGTTCATCCACTACAACCTGGCCAACAGGAGTAGGAAGAGCATAAGATGATGCCTCTTGAGGATCTGATGTAGGATTATCCCTATTAAGTTGAGGATAAAGATTCTGAATTGGTTGAGAATATCTTTCAGTAGAGAAAGGACTCGCAGTTGGTTTGTTAGATGAATTGACTAAGAGTAAATGATAGATTCCATCCTGACTTCCAGAGATATACTCTTGAATCTGTTGTGATCTATAAACTTGGAATGTACCAGCATACTTCTTCTGCGTAAAAGTAGGAAGACTAGTAGTTCTAGAATCAATGTTATTAGTCATTGTTCCAGGTCCAGTGCTACTTGTAATAGTTACAGTAAATTCTCTTGCACTACTGATCCCAGTAACGTTAAATGTACCATTGAATCCTGAATTAGCTGTTCCAACTGGATTATTAGAACTAACAATATCCTTTACTTCTACTTGAGAACCAACTTTTAATCCATGAGGAAGTTCTGATAAGTAATATCCAGTATTACTTGCCCAATGAGCATGAGCAAGGAAACTAAAGTTTCTTTGTTCACTCTTATTACTTAAACTGACTGCGGTAGGACTAAAGTATGTTTGGACTTCAGTATCAGTTGCACCAGTAACAGAACTAGATTCTTCTAAAATATAACCATCTACAGGAGGACGAGCAGAGGTAATTCCACTACCTGCAGGAATTACATAACGAGCTCTGTAAACCGTATCAATAATATTTCTTGTATCAGGTGTTCTTTTAATAAATGTTCTTGGAGTTGCCGTACCTAAGGTAGTTGATCCAAGTCCAACAATTGTAGAATAGATATCATTCTCAGTAGAAGCAGTTCCAACAGTTACATACCACTGACTTTCATCACTATCATACTGAATTGGATGACCTAAATCTCCTGCAACCTTATCCGAAACCCTACTTTGAATATGAAGAATACCACCCTTATTATTAATGGTTATATTATCTCCAGAAACTGCATCATTTAATGTCTGGGCAACCTTAACTTGATTATCATCTAAACTAGAAGTTATAGCATAGTATACAGTATTAGAATCTAATCCATCAGGAAGATGACCATTCTCAGAAACAACACGAATACTTTCACCTTCTAATAAAGTATGATCTGAAGTTAAAGTTAAAGTAGAAGCAGAAATACTACTAATACCTGCTGCAGATCTACCAACCTGAAATGTCTTCTCAAAAGATGTTGGAGCATCATTCAACTCAGTATCTGGCATCACAATTCGTGCTGCATACTGATTAGTTGTTCCTGGTGCAACAGAAATTAATACATTTAATTTATCATTTTCTTTCGCACCAATTCTATATCCCTCTATAACACTACTTGGTTTTACATCTGAGTTAGTTTGATTATACAGATATAACCGACTTGTAGAACCTACACCAACTGCTGATCCAGTTTTATTAACATCAATAGCATCATATTCAATAGCTATGGTTGATGTTTCTATCTCCTTAGGAGGAATAATATGAGTAATGTATCCAACATCATCTCTTGCAAAAGCATCCTTCTTAAATCCTTCAGAAACTAATGATTTTGCACCAAAGTTAGAGTTAGAGTTAGTAACCGATAAATCACCACCACTCTCCGCAAGCATATGTTGGGAATAACCAATAGCAAAAACGGAAACTACCTGAATAACAGCATCATTGCTTGCTTTAATATGATAGTTCCTATAAGAAGGTTTATATACGGCTAGAGAATCGGAATTTATATTTTCATTTCCTGCAAACGTACTATCCTTATATTCTCCACTAGTCTCATCATACTTAACAAAGGCATTATTATCCTTCTGCAGACCAATACCAGTGTATTGTGCCACAACCATTGATTTAAATCCTGTGGCCTTGTTTCCATCAGCATACATACCACACATACCATAAACCGATCTCAAAGAGATGTTAAAGATATATGGAGAAGAAGAGGTAACAGTATCAATCTGAAGAGTAACAGTTGAACCAGTTACAGAAGGTAATGGATTAACAGGAGCACTTAGTACTTTATACTTAAATTCTGTAGTTCCTGTTGAATCTGTAGTGACAACATCACTAACAACAAACTCTCCACTATAACCCGCCGCACTAATTCCTTCTAACTGGAACGCAGTATCTACATCTAAACCAGAAAGAGCTGTTGTCAATTCAACAGTAATATCAGTAGAAGTGGTAGATCCATCACCTGCTTTAATGCTGGTTATACCTACTGTTCCACCTAAAGGACCAACAATTCTATACTCATCAACCTTGGGTTGAATATCAAGACCTGATGAAGGATAATCTGGTTCAATCTCTCTACCAGAGGAAGGTCCATATGCAAGACCAACCTTCTCATAATACATATCAAGGTCAGTTCTGGCTGCATCATAATCAGATATGAATGCATCATCGATCTTAACATCATTTACACCATCAGCATATTCAAATACTGTTAACTTATGGTGAGAGAAGTTAGGAACAAATCTATTAGCAGTATAATCCTTATATACAGAACCATTAGGATTGCCATCAAAGATAGTAAACTGCCAAAGATAACAAGAACCTGTTACTCTGAAAATAGCAGACTTCTCAATATTATCATTTTCAGGATTAGGAACATATCTCGGTCTTATCTTTGTCTTTCTTAAGTCTAAACCAACAAGAGAAGTACCACGAGGAAGGATAATACCCCCGTAGACACTATTCATCTTATACAGAGCATTATCGTCTGTAGTTAAATCAAAATTAGTTGTAAGAGACCATGCAGGGAAATTATCTGACGTAGTACCATCTCTTAATTTATAATTATCTGCACCATCAGGAATCCATCCAGGCCTATTATCTACAATATGTTCACCAGGATAAAGAAGAATAGTAGTCTTACCAAATCTATCATTATCTAAACCTTTCTGATATGAAAACCTTGATGCTTCAACAAGAGCTCTTTGAATGGTTTTAAATGGACGGGTTAATGAATTTCCTTGATTCTCAATACTGTCTGTGGCATCCAAATCATTCGGATTAACGTACAGAATATTACCACGAACATTCTTAAGGAAATTATCTAGACGACTGAGAGGCATCTTATTTGCACGGTAGTTCTATTATGATTTATTTATCATCCAAAGGATTGGTATATGAGAGCATATCGTCTGGACAATTTTCACGTACAAAATGCAACACATTCATAAACTCTTCCACCGTCTCACACTCTACTGTTCTTGCCTCTCCTTCATCTGAATATAGGTGTACTTTTCGTTGAATCGTATCCACCACACAACGGGAAAGGTAATCATCTTCCATTGTAAACCTTATATAGGTCTATGTATTATATCATACCGAGTCCTTGATGTCAAGCAGGTCACCAACGATCATATAATAACAGTCCACAGGCAATCCCTGAGTCTGTAAATGAACTTCAAGGCCTTGTACTCTTTTTACTACAAGATTTTGTTTGGATCCTACTTCTGTAAGATGCACTGTGACGGTAGATAAGTCAACTAACTCCTCCCATTCTTCTGGAAGGTTAATTAGTTTCTTTTGGGTTCTCCCATGTTCAATTAGTATTTTATTCATTTAAATCATCCACTACCATTTTAACAGTTGTAATACCTATATATTGATTTAATTTTTCTTGTTTATCAATATTCGCATTTTCAGCTCCTATAGATTGTCTCGTTCCCCATATCTGTAAAGATACATCATTACGCATATTCCTTAATCCATTTGACGCACCGATCAATGTATTATTTTTACCCCCCTCTGCAAGAAAGGAAGTTTCACTGGTGCTAGCCGCTGTCCCTGCATTAGTAATAGCAGTTTCTAATGCAGCCGCACAAGATGGTAAAGATCCATATAAGTCACTCAAATCATCTGTGGTTACTATATCACCTTCCTCTGCTGCTGACACCCCATCTATCGGTCTAGTTGAAAAACCTACAGTCCACCAAGATATATCTGAACCCACATTAGGAGGACTAACCGTAACTCCATTACCAAGATCAACTCCATCTAACCAAAGATTCCAACTTTGAGTACCTTTAGGATTCCCAGAATGATCTAACACAGTAGAAACTCCAATTCCAAGATTAGATGTCTGCATTATTCCTACAGTCTGAGGAGAAAATGGATCTGCTTCAAATGGTAACATATACTGATGTCTACTCCCTATAGTAGATTGTAACCAGTCAACTAAAACAGTAACATCATCGGTTCCAGCAATTCCTCCCAACAAATCTCCCGAAATAGTAATAGTCTCACCTCTTGTATAACTCATCCCTCCTGTTTGGGGAATTACAGTACTAATTCCTCCACTGGCATTTGTTTCAACTTTTATTAAACATCCAAATCCTTGCCTATTAGATGTAGTAACAATCTCTTCATATACTTGAGAAACACCATAAGCATTTCCATTAGAAGTTACCGTACTAATTGAAACAAGAGGACCAGCATCAGGATCATCAAGCACTCTAAATGACACAAAACTTCCATCAGCTTCAGGAGCACTGACTGCGACTCCTGCATTACTACTTAAATTAAGAATATTAACTGTTGTAAGAGAAGTTCCAATTCCAACTAAAGTGGGAATTCCTTGAAGATCTACTTGAGTGGTATCAACACCAACAATTCTAGTTGTAGTTGGGAAAACTCCATCCTTCCCACATATCACAAGTTGACCTGCTTCCAAAACTTCCGATGATCCTGCACTTACTGGATTCATTACTGTTAAAAGATTAGAAGATTGTTTCATCGTTCCAATGAAACTAGTAACAAAAGTGTCTCCAATATCTTGAGCAAAAGCCTGATCATAATATTTGATTCCAAAATAATTTCTAGGATCAAATCCAAATAAATCACCTGTAAGAGGTCGAGTTGTTATTCCTGCCTCACTAGAAGCTCCTGGTTCTAACATATAAAAATGAGTACTATCAATACCCACCACATCATGCACTATCTCAGTATATCCTCTTCCATTCAGTCTCGTACATCTAAACGTCCATTCAGTATCCCCCGTAGTATCCACATTAGTAAGCATCCAAAACATATCTGTTCTACAACCAGATACGATTCTGTCTTGATATGCATCTTTAACATCATCCAGTGCTCTATTTACAATTTCTATTTCTCCTAAAATCTCATTATCTAATTTAAAAATGGCATTGTCCCATTTAGACTTTTTATCATCGGAAATAACCACTTGATCTTGAAAAAATCGAACAGTATCAAAAGATTCTTGTAAACTGTCGGAAATTGCGTCTTTAATATCTTTAGATAACATTTTTAATCCTCCCTAACATCATAATGATAACCTACAATAGAATGTAGAGAATCATCTCCTGGATAATCTGCTGGTGATTCTCCTTCATACTCAACATGCAATTCTGGACCAATTCTATTTGCCCATACCTGATAAAAACATTCTACTTGAGTCAAATGATCCGAAGAAAGAATAATTTTATCCTCTTTAATTTCTTTTACATATAAAGACAAATCAGGTTTTCCGCATGGTGTAAGATTTACTGTAATTGTATCATAGTCTACCAATCCTTGCCAATAGTCTGGTAAGTCAATAATATGGGTATTATTTAATCTACCTCTTATATAAACAGCTGCCTCTGGACCTTCAACACATACATGAGTTAATCTATATCCTTTTTTATTGGGATGAGGAATATCAAATTTTTTCCAAGACTGTACATTGATTCTCCCTGAAATATTAGGGCAAATTATTTTATCTGCTCTTAGGACTGTAGTGGCTCTTTTTCCATTATCTTTAGATGAACCAGATATTACCTTGGTTCCCGATTGAACCTGAGCTCCTGTTTCAGTTTGAGCACCTACATCATTCTGTGCTCCTGCTTGATTCTTAACCCCAGTAATATTAATAGTAGGAGTAGCAATATTAATAGCTACCGTCTCTGTAATATTAATCGTTGCAGTATTCATAGTAACTCCTACCAATCCAGCAGGATCTCCAAACCATACATCAAAAGGATTAGGTGGTCTTGTAAGTCTATTTGTTACTTTTAAAATAGATGGAGTTTTAAATGCCAGCGGATTTACCACTGGATTTGCTGGTGCAATCATACACGTTGCTTCAGCAATAGCAGGAAATGCTAGAGGGTTACCAATCAATACACAACCATTGGCATATATCGATCCTGGAATAGCAGCAGGTCCGATTCCCAAAGCCGTAGGATCTCTACCTGGAGTTGCAGGACTCTCATTAAGTCCAGGTGTTGCCGAAGCAACATGGAGTTGCATTCCAGTTTGTATGTTTTGTACTCTCATTTATAAAATACCTCTCATTATTTCAAGAATTTACCAACCATCTTTGCTTTATCAAGAGCATCTTGTAACACAGTCTTCGCACCACTACCAGGTGGAATCAGTGCATTATCACCTTCAGTAACCTCAACTTCACCACCCTCTATTTTAGTAGCAGATATAGAAGATATTTGTATTTTACCAGTTGCATCAATTGATACTGTCTCATCAGCTTCCATAATAATATTATTAGATTTCACTTCAAATGCTCCATCTGGTGCAGCAACATTTACACCTCCTTTCTCACTCTGAGGATCTCCCTTAGAAATAAGATCAATTCCTTCTGCAACAATTCTCACTCTTCCTTTGGGTGCATGTAATACAATATCACCATTTTCAGCATACCATATTCCACCAATTCCTCTATCATCCCATGTTACACCTGTAGGTTTTTCTCCACATCCAATAGAAAATACACCTGGAGCACTACACAAAATACCACCCTCCAAATTACCACTCTCTATCAACTCTATAGATTGAGCACGTCGGCAACCTGGAGATGGAAAAATACGTCTAAGAGCAGTTGCTACCTTAGCATTATTTTTATTAACATAACTGCAGAATAATCCTCCATCAGTATTATTAAATGCCTGATAATTTGAAACTGAAGTCTCTGCCATTAGTTAACCTTCCCCACACAATCAATAACTTGAACCACGTTAGTACCTTTAGGAACATCAATCTCTTCAGGTCTATGGAATTTTAAAATAGGTTTCAAAACCGAATTATAACCTGTTTCAGTATTTATAAACACCTGAGGAAGTTCAGTAAATCCTGACCCACAATCAGTAACCTTAATTCTTAATATTTTACCCTGTTCACACTCAGCAATCTCAGCCTTTGCACCATTATCAGGAATAATTACTACCGTATCATCACAACAATTAAATCCAAATCCAGGATTATCTACAACTATTTCATCTAAACATGCAATAACAGGATAAGTACCTTCTGGAAGACAAGGATCAGGAGGACATGCAGGTGCAGTAATAGATACCGTCAAATCACCATCACAATTACCCCAATTTTCATCATTTAATTTATCTTGCATACACTGATCTAACTTTATGTCAGGATTTGCCTCAAGGAAATGTCGGATATCACAATCACTGAACCCTAAAAGTCGTGCATTATTATAATCATTCACACATCCAAACCACTCATCACCAGGAAGAATTAGAGGATCCTCTACTTTATTCACACTAAACATTCTAATACTAAAATAAGTATCAAAATCATATGTTATTTTATCTTGCTCTTCAAACGGATCCAAAGAGGATTTTATAATGACTCCATGAGGATCCTTTAATGTCCATGCCACCGCAGCAGGGTTAAAATCCCATAAATGGGTAGTTGCTTGTTTTTCAGGTTCTCTATGTCGCAAGTTTGTAATTGAAACTGTTATCTCATGCACCTGTGGTTCCACGGAGGGAACAGTTGTCATAAAGATAGTATTAAGATTATGAGCCTCATAATCAGGAGTTTTTCCTAATTCAACTCCATCCCATGACATAGTTCCTCGGTTATCTGCCTGAATCTCAAATGTATAATCTCCTGGAATATAAGTAGTTACCCTCCAAGTAGCTTCCTGCTTTTGTTCTAATAAAGTTTCAGTATTAGTAGGGAAAATTCCATAGTTAATCAAGAATGGTGACCATAATCCTCTTACCCCAACAGGAAGATTATCTGCTGCTCTAACCCACGGTTTTTGTTGTGCTACTACGGATGGAGGATTATAAGTTTTTGGAAATCCTACCCGATATAAAATATTCTTTTCTTCATCATAATATTGAGGATCCTCAGAAAAACTAGTCTGCGGAACAGTAGCAATTAACTCACCTTCAGCATAAAAATCCCATTCTGCAATTAAATTACGATCTATTCCGATTCCTCCTACAATACCATCTTCACTAAGATCAGGATTTCTACCATCTTTTCTGACTATTCCATAGGCCTCATCCATACTATAATCAGGAAGCCATTGCCATTTCTCCGCAATTAAATCTACACTATCAAAACCAAAATCAAGAACCGTAGATAAATCCCCTGCAACAATTTGATTGGTTGCTAAAGGAAAATTACTCATATCTCTAGCAATATATGTACCTATACCAGTAATCTGAGCTCCAGGAAGTTTATTGGCATCAAAATCCTCACCGATATACACTTTAGATTTGCCTGGTAACTGCACCATATCTCCAATGTTCAAAGTTATTACATCTCCTGTAGAATAAGGACTATCCCAATCTAAATTTTTTCTTCTTACAATAGTTTGACATCTATTTGCCCAAGTTCTTCTCATTCCACCCATAGATCCATCAGGTGCTCTCAAATATCCGTAACCAGATTCTCTTATAAGAACTTTGGTTACTCCTGTAGAATCCTTTAAAACAACATCTGAAGATGATCTTGCTGTAAGAGTAACAATATCACCTATTTTATAATTAGATCCTTTATTATTAATCGATAGTAATTTAATAACTCCATTTTCTACCTTTTTCAGTTCAACTGTAAATCTACTACCACTCCCACCATGAGTTGGAACATTAGCCATACAGTGATTATATCCACTACCTCCTACTAAATTCTTAATCGCAATTACACCACCCTTAGAATTTACAGCAGAAACTTCAACAGAAGCATCTTTACCTTTTTGAGAAGGCTCTGCTAAAGTTGTGGGGGTTGTGGGGGTAATAACATTAATTTTTCCTCCCATCTTAGAATGATTTTCACAATAATAATATAAAGTATCAGGAGTATTGTTATTAACTACTATTCTAGAATAAGCACCTATCTCACCAGGAACTCCATCTATAGTTACTCCTCTTTCATATTCATCACCACCTCCCCATGTTCCATTTTTTGTTTCAGAAAATCTAAGAGGATGAGTTTCATTAGAAGAATCTTGTTGATCTAAAATATAAGTATTACCTCTCTCAAATATAAGAGTTTTTTGTTGTTTCTCATCAATAAAAAATCTATTACCCGCTGCTACTGCATTTACTGTTACATAATGAGTAATTCCTATCCCTGCACCCGAACCAGTTCCAATCTCTGTATCATCATAAGTAGGGTCATCTAAATCAGATATAATACCAGTTGTACCAATACCAGGAGTTGCACCTCCTAGAGTACCAATACCACCAACTACAGGGCCAATAAAAACTTCCCCAATTGCCCCTTGACCATTTCCACATTCATCTTCAAAAGAAATTAAAGGAGGTTCTTTATATTCACCAGAGGCAATTACATCTACACCTAAAAGATCACCAGCAATACTTATAACTGGATTACCCTGTGCTCCTGATCCATTACCACCCCAAATGATAACATCTGGTCCTCCGCAAAAAATTGGTCCTGGATCACATTCATCAAATATCGCATCAATTTCTTTCTGAACATCAAACTCAAACTCATAAAGATCAATATTCTCAGGTACTTTAGTTAATTTTTCAAATTCAGATGCAACAGTTCTTGCCTTTTCAAAAACTGTATCAAAATTTATTGTTTTTCTTTCTGGTTTAGCACCATTTATAAGACTATAACGAATAATTTTATTATCTGCACCCATACAACTTTTAAATTCACACTCAAAAATACTTAAAAGACTGTCTAAAAATTTTCCAACTTCACTAATAAAATCAAGTCCTGCTCCAAGAGTTTTGGCAGCTTGTCCTAACGAACTACTTACTGCCTTTAATACTGAGTTAATTAGTGCCGATACTTGACCTAAAAGTTGACCTAAAAAATCTCCAATAAAATTCTCTACTAAACAGGTTGTAGCATTTACAACTTTACCTAAAAAAGAAGCAAGTGCCTTTTCAATAAGACCAGGTGCTAAGGTTATTATTTTATTCCAAATACAAATAATTGCATTGATAATAACATCAAATCCTTGCTGCCAAGCATGTTTAGATGAGTTGGGAACAGCACTTCTTGCAACATTATTTGCTATTGATGCTTTTCTTATTAAATTTTTCTTGATATTATTAAAAAGAGTAACCAACCATTTTGATATATCCGCTGCTGCTTGAGAAAGGTTTTTTTGATAAATTGAAATGGTGTTATTAAAACTTTTAATGACTTCATCATTAGATCTTTTAGCATCTAAGATGGAAGTTTGTAAATCTTTAAGAGGATCAGTAATTACCTTTAACCTCTCAGTCATCTTAATAGTATTCTCGATTTCAATCTGAATACCAGTCCCTGCTAATTTTGTATTTTTAGCATCACAAAAAGAAGGTAAGTATAAATCAGCATCTTCTTCTGGACTATTTTGTTTTTTATCCTGTTCCGATTCTACTAGATTATTATAGATACTTGCTCCCTTTGCTAATCCCTCTCCATCGGGAGTCGTCATCGTATTGGGAATTAAGACATCATCTTTACCACCAGTCGTAAAACCAGTTATCTCAGGATTATATAAAGTATTAGGAGAAATTCTATCAATATAATATAAATTAGTCCTATAATCACGCACTACATAAACCCATGTACCTTTAGGATACACGGGATTACCTATCGACTCTCCTCTCAATCCACCCGTAAGATACTTAGCATATGCCCACGGCAAAGCAACAGAAGGAATGCTTTCATCATGCTCTCCTGGTATTCTTATTTTATAACGAGGGAGAATAATTTTCTTTTCATCAGTCTTACTAAACTTCGTCCTATTAATAGTCTCCGTATAACTCAAATTGTCAGCAATCTGAGCCAAGATGAGTTCACTATATCCCTCATATTTTTTTCTTAATACTTTTTGGCTTAATGATTCCATTTAATCGTCGTATACCTTACATTCATCTGCATCTGGATGATTATCGCAATAAATTTCCAAATGATGATCTTCATGACGTGTATGATAATCATTAATCTTACCTTCATTCGTATCCACTACGTCATCTTTATGATAAACATCATAATCAGCATGAACATTCTCTAAGTCTTCTTTAGTATATTCATGCATACCATGATTAGTATGCTCCTTACCATCTTTAGGATCAATGTAAACTTCGTGTTCTAAGTCGTGTTTAATAGTCATGTTTTAACTCCATAAGAATCTCTTACCAAATGCAGACCAGTAAAGGCATTTCCTTTATCACCATAATGACAGAGATCTGCTATCATATATATGCCACTTGATCGATCCCTACTTTCTCTGAGTGTCTTTTTAGTAGAAAGTTCAGGAAAGTCACAAAATATCAAATCACCTGCATGTAAACTTAAATCAGCCTCAATGACAATCTCCATTGAAGTATTCATCTTTTGTCTATAATTTTGATGAGATTGTTGAGTGGTATGTTTTACATCAAAGTTAAGTTGACCAGTCTGTCTAACTTGTTGTTCTACACTATCAAATCCCACTACTGTCTGGCCAACTGCTTGATCTATTCTTTCAATGGTGGTAATTGCATCCTTATACTCAGAATTTAGTTGAGGTAAATGTTTTCCTGCACTAATACCATTTCCTTTACCATCTGAAGATAAATCTACTTTTTCATATTCCTTGGTTACATCATTAAACACCTGTACCTGAGATCCCCATGCACCACATTCAAATTGATTAAGAGCATCAATATTTCTAGACATGGTAGACCAAAGAATTTTACCATTATAAACTTCATGATCTTTTACTACAGGCAACAGATCAGATCCTGATTTACTATTCTCAATATATTTTTTAATTACCTTATCTTTAGTGTCAAATAATTTATCTAAGGATTTAAATTGATAACCATTAGAGGTTTGCCAGAAAAGATATCCTGCAGTTTTACCATCAGGTGCTTTACCTTTTGAAGTCTGTATTCCATAAGGAATGGCCAATTGTTGTAGATCTAGAATCATCTCAAATGGATACCTATTTTGACCCCATTCATGATATTGATTAGAAGTAACATCAACATTCATCGATCTCCATTTAGGAGATTTTAAATTTGCTCTTACGATGGATCGAGCAATATCAGATATAGGTCCACTATACTTAAGATTACATCTATTATCTACTAAAGTATTATCAAATGCTTCCTTAGAAACAGCAGTAAGAACAAAAGTAGTATTCTTAAAAGATTGATGAGTATCTGATATAGAAGAAACTCTTAAATCATTATCATTAGACAAGTTAATTTTATTTCCTCTTTGATCGGCAATATTAAACAATATAGTTTCTGTTCCTTGGCAAAAACCAGACTCTAATAAACCAATACCAGCATCAGTTCCATCATCTGCAGGTAAAGTATTACCAGTATCAACAATATATGCTGTTACTTCAACATAAGGCATAAAAATACTCTCACGATATTCAATAATAGGAGTTCCTGATCCACGTAGATCCACAGTCCTACTATCTACATTAGACTTAATCTCAAACTTATTAAATTGTAATGGATTAGCAGTCATACTTCTATTGGTTGGATAATATTAGTAGTAATATCACTAATTAAATCATAAGACGCATTTTCATTTAAATCTGAAGATAGATCTAAGGTTTTATCACCAAAAAGACTATCATATATGAGTCCCCCTAGTGCATCACCAGCTGTACTACCTATCATTGATCCAACCCACGGACCCCAAGGCAAAAGAACAGGAATACTACCAAGTAAACCCCCGATCCATAATCCTAATCCTGCACCTATTGCTTTAAATGCGGCTTGACCTGCAGGATCTCCAAATACAAAATAATTTAAGGCAAAATCAATTAAACCCCCAATTAAAGGAATCTTGCTAACAGCAGGAGTAATAAACTTCTTAGTGAACTTTAATAAGGTTTTAGTAGCAGGTTTACCTAAAGTTCTAACAAGAGTTTTTCTTGAAAAATTAGTAACAGCAGACCTTCCAAATTTTCCAGGTGTAAAACCTGTCACTTTCGGACGACCTCCTCTTGGTAATGATTTAGTAGTTGCTAAAGATGGAGATGATATACGACGATTACTTCTAAAACGATCTAAAAAAGGTCGAGGAGTACCTCTACCTCGTGTTATTCTAGGACTACCACCACCCCTACCTGAATTTAATCCCCTTCGGCTTAAAATACCTGGAAGGGCTCTCAAAGTTATCATTGCGGCAATAATAGTTCCATTAATTACCTTATTCAAAAGACCCGAAAATTTTTCAACATCTTCTTCCTTTACTCCAGTTATATCTAAAATTTGTTTTTTAAACTTATCATAACCCGCATAGGCAGAATCAATAAAATCAGTTGTATTTGATATTACACCAGCAAAGATTAAAATTCCTGTCTTTATTGCAGGTAAAATTTTCTCTTCAAGAACAATAAATAAATCCTGCAAATCCAAAAACGCATTAAGGAGAATCCCTCCTCCTAAAAATAAAAGAAAATTACTGATAGATTTAAAAATATTTGAGAAAGGATTAGAAACTTTAGGTAAAGTCACCTTAGTTTCTTTCTTTTTTTCTATCTTTTCTTCTCTTAACTTACGTTTCTCTTCTTGTCTTTGCCTTCGTTTCATTCTCCAAGAAGTTAATCCACGTTCATATTTTTCTCCTAAAAAATTCTTGATTAAGATCAATTTCTCTTTAAGAGAAGAAGTCTCAGTTGAATTCTCTATTTCAACGGATTTAAGAGTACTAACAGGAATAGTTTTCTTTTTAGCAACTATCTTAGCCGAAGGTAAAAGTTTTTGAGTAACTACAGTCATTATAATGCCTCTTCAATCCCCAATGATCTTATTGTAATTTCTCTAGCATTAGATTTACTAGCAACTCTAAAGACAGGAATAGTACTTCCTTCTCTTATCCTTTGAGAAGGTTTAGGTTTTTTAATTGGAGGTAATACTGTAGTAGTACTCATAGACTTAACTTTTACAGGAGTACCGACAGGAGTTCTAGCAGTACTCTTTACAGGAGTCATAAAAGATCTATCAACATTAGTTGGATTAGTTGGACCTTCCAGCAAATTTTTAGGAATAACCAGTTCACCTGGAGTTAACATGGCAGGAACTGTATCTTTATTGCCCATTCCAGGAACAACCCCGCCTTTATTATATCCCGTTATAATAGGAGGAGTATTCTCCGCATCAGTCAATCCAACCGTACCCAATACATTATCTACAGGATAAGGAGCAGGTACTATTCCACCTTCATTCATTTTCTTTGGTTTTATTTCCCCAAAGAATCCAAATTTCTTTTCTTCTCCCGTTTCTAATTTTTGTATTTGTTCTTCTCTTTCTGCTCCTGCACCAGTAATAAAATCACCTATTCTCTGCAACGGACCCCTATTCTCTTGTTGTTCTTTTAAATCAGTGATAGTTTTATCTGAACCTTGTTTATTTACAGAGTCATCAATTGCCGTATCCGCTTCATCTTTTACAAGATCAGGAAATAATTCAGGAGCAATTTTTCCTGCACTGAATAAGGCTGCTCCTGCTATAAGAGGATTTTTAGCAAGAGCTGCAAGTGCAGGAAGAGCCCATGCTAATAAAGTTGCAGTTGCAGAAACTAAAGTACCTATAGGTGTAAAAAATAATAAAAATCCTGCTAGTAATGAAGGCCACCAATCTTTAAAAAATCTTCCCAAATTTGTTATCTTCCTCTGATTTTCTTTTTTACTAAACCAGTTCAAAGCACCATTAATCAACGTTCCTAAAAGAGTAACCTTAAGAAAATTAATTAATCCATCCAACATATTTTTAAAAGGAGAAATTAAAGAACTTACTGCTTTCTTACCTGCACTCGCAGCCTTTTTTGTTCCTCCCTTCAATGACTCTATTGCACTTTCTCTTTTTTCTCTTCTTTGCCTTTGTCTTTCTTTTCTATCTTCAGCAGATTCTTTTTTATCTTGCTTATTTCCCAATCTTAAAATATTTAAAATACCATTTAATATGTTACCCACACCTTTTCCTTCTCCAGCAGATGATTCTCCTTCAGATGCTGGAGAAAGTAATGCCTGAGAACGAATCCTACTAACAGGTAATATTTTTTTCTGAGCAAATAATTTACTAGCACTTACCTTTTTCCTTTTCTTCTCTCTTACTCCTTTAAGTTCCTCTCGTAGTATTTTTGATCTTGTGCTCTCTCCTTTATTAGCAACTTCAAGAGTATTAATACCTTCTACTAATGCAGCGATATAAGTTTGTTCTGCATTATCAACAGCATAAACATCCACTGGATCAATCCCAAGATCCAATAGAATTCGTGCAATTTCTGGTTTAGCTGCTACTGCCATTAAGATGATGCTTGCTGCTGTTTTAATTTCTCCTCTTCAAGATGTGCTCGAAGTAGTTCAACATAAATGTCTCTTTCCCAAGGGATCAAGTTTTCAATCTCTGTTAATGAATATTTATGGTACTGAATCAAGGAAAAATTCAACTTATAATAACTCTCTAGATCCATGTGGACTAGAGCTAACCGAAAAAACTGGATAAACCCTCCATTACAACTTCACTTTCTACCTTAGTATTCGGATTAGTGAGTTTCACCGTATGTGAAAGTTTAGGCATTGTCTCAAAGAACTTTTCAATCTCTTTAAACTGAGATGAATTCATTGACTCTAAGAAAGTATTAATTTCTTTCTTAGTACAATCACCCATACTCCATACTTCTTCTTCATTATAAATTTTATCAATACAAGAAGCAATTAAATCAAAAGATTGAGTCATCACATTCTCTTCACTAAAATCAAAATTATTTTTAATAAACTCACCCAGAGATGGATACTTCATCTCCATCATTAGAGAATCATCTAATTTAATCTTATTAGTATGCCCTTCAGTTCGTTGAATTTGAACATCATCAATACTAATAGTTACAGGAACTTGAGTTTTACCATCATCAGGACACATAAGATTAACTTCAATATCTTCTCCAACAGACTTACCACGAATGTTAAGGAACAAATATTCAATATCAAAAGTAGGAAGACTCTCTACTTTAATCCCTCGTGTTTTAATACAAGCTTTAATTACATTTTTAATTGCAGTTGTTATCTCCTTTATATCCTCACTTTCTAAGGCAAGAACTAAAAGTTTTTCTTCTTTAACTAAAAATGGTCTATAATGAATAGGTTTTTTGGTCGAAGGTAATTCCAACTCATACGTCGGTGTCGCAATCTTTGGTAAAGGCATAATATCTTACAAAAATTTCAGCGTGTTTTATTTAGGTGGTCTCTACCCAATAACGGGAGAAGTTAAAATTAACAGTACATTTAAGCACCTGAGATGCCTCATATGTAACTGGCATTGAATCAATACTGACAGGATAAGATTTTAAAAACTTATATTGTAGCATCTTTCCATTATTATAATCCTTTTCAAACTTTTTAATGTAAATAGCAGTTTGATATTCTTTAGGGAAATTGACCCTATAAAAATAATCATCCCGATTTAATCCAAATTCAGATCTTTCAGATAAATCTAAATTTGGTTCATTCACAATAAACCCTATCCATTTTTCAAAAAAAGTAAGCATTGTATAATCATGATCTACATAAAAAGTAAAAGAAGAAGTTGCATCATATTGTCTTCTATAAGCATGTCTTTCTGTGACTCCTGTATGATCATTAATCATTTCATTAGTGGCTAATGAAGTTCCAGGTAATGATGCTTCAGAACATGATAATGAAATAAATCTATCATCCCTTTCATCACCTTCTAATAAACTTCTTACTTGAGGAGGTGGATAAAACCAGCATTGGAAATGAGAAGTAAGTGCAGGACTTAAAATAGATGCCTTTAAATCTGATAATACTTTTTTATGTGGCTTCGGAGTCCCCATCGGATCTATAAATACTTTTGCTTATATATTATGTATAATGGGAGAAAGTAAAAAAAGTTTCTTCAGACCCTCTTTTCCCAAAAAATACAAGGGAAATCCAAATAATATTATATGTCGTAGCACTTGGGAAACCAAATTCTGCAACTATTGTGATCTAAATGAAAATATTCTTGAGTGGGGCAGTGAAGAATTTTTTATTAAATATATCTCTCCTGTTGATAATCGGTTTCATCGTTACTATCCAGACTTTCTTATTAAAGTCAAAGAAAGCAATGGATCCATTAAAACATATGTGATTGAGGTAAAACCCAAGAAACAAACTCAACCTCCCAAGAAAAGAAAAAAAGTGACTCAATCCTATCTCTATGAATGTAAGACCTATGCTGTTAATACAGCTAAATGGAAAGCAGCAAGAGAATTTTGTAATGATAGAAAAATTGAATTTAAAATCATTACCGAACAAGAACTAGGAATATATAATGGCAGATGAATTAGAAGGTTACTTTGAACAATATGAACAACAGGTAGGTGATAACAGGATAGCACCTATCATGGATGAATTAAAGGAGATGAGTGATCCTGAAGAAATGATGCTTCTTATTATGGATACCTTAAAGGATGTAGAAGTAGTACCTGATGTAGGTCAGTATTATACTTTTTTATATACTGCTAAAACTCCTAGACTCACATATGATCAACATCCCCTCGTTGCTGTAACTGATATAGAAAGATGGGGATTTAGAGGAATAAATTACCACTGGGGTAAATTTAAAAACTATACATGGGAAGAGATTGGAGGAGTCCTCTATGTCGTTCGACCCAGTGAAATTAATGACCTACGTAATGTATCATATGCATATTTCTTAAGAACCCTATAAATAACTAAAAATAATTTAATGACTATCAGTAAATCAAAACTCATAACATTTGAAGGGGCTTCTGGTAGTGGTCTTATTAGTGGTGGGAAGAGTGATAAATATGCCACTAATGTTATTGAAACAACCGTAGACGGTAAAAAAGATTTTACATTTGATGTATACAGATGTCCTAAACTTGGTAGTTGCACCATAAATAATGCCACTAAAATAGGAACCAGAAATAAAAGAGGAGAATTAACTTACAATAATAATGAGAATGATACAGAAAGAAAATATTATGATAAAGTTAATAAACAAACAAAAAGTCAAGCAACTAACCTTAAACCTGGAGGTTTAACTGCATCCGAACAAGAAACATATAATCTAAGAGGAGGAAATGGGAGTCAAGCTCTTATTAATAGTACAACAGCCGATGGAGTAACAATTAAAAAAGATGGAGAACAAAATGGTGGAGATGCCCCACCAGCTGTAACTCTAAATGATCTCAAAGATATTAATATAAACGTTAAAGGAAGAAATTATAGATCTTCCTATGGAAACTATTATTACCCTGAAGACTTAGCAGCAAATAAGCAAGATAGAATTAGATTTACGATGAAATTTAGTGAAGGAACCGTTGTTAATGCCACCATTGACTCAGCATCAAGAGTATTTCAACGAAGAGAACCTACTAAAATTGGTGGATCAGTAACTCTTCCAATTGTATCAGGTATTAGTGATCAAAATAGTGTAGATTGGAAAGGAGCAGAACTTAATCCCCTCCAAGCACTAGGTGCAGGAGCAGCAATCAACCTCTTTGAAACTGCAAAAGATGCAGGTATTGCAGAGGCAGTGAGAGGAATTGGAGGTGCTGCAGGTGCATTAGGTAGAGAACTAAGACAGAAGAATGCAGGTACTGATATTGCAACTGCTATGAATACCTATCTTGCACAACAAGCAGTAGGAGCTCAAAGTTTACTCTCAAGAACCACGGGGGCAGTTCTTAATCCCAACTTAGAGATGCTTTTTAATTCTCCTCAATTAAGAAATTTTACATTTACTTTTAAATTATCACCAAGAGATGCATCAGAAGCAAATCAAGTAAAAAAGATTATTAGATTCTTTAAACAAGGAATGTCTGTTAAAACATCGGATTCTAATGTTTTCCTTAAAGCTCCTAATGTATTTGATATAAATTACCAAACATTTGAGGGGAATACTGAAATAACTCATCCATCCATTAATAAAATTAAAACTTGTGCTCTTCTTTCATGTGATGTTCAATATACCCCTGATGGAACCTATATGACATATGATGATCCAGACAGAACAATGACATCATATCAATTAAATCTTCAATTCAATGAACTTGATCCTATATATGATACTGACTATAAAGATTTAGATGAAAATCAAGACACTACCTTAGGTTACTAAAATGTCCTCTTATTTCAGAAATATACCAGACTTTGAATATGTAAGTAGAGAATCTAATTCCAAAAAGATCTCCGATTATAGAAAAGTAAAAAACCTCTTTAGAAGAGGAAAATTAAAGAATGATATTTTTAAAGATTTAACCAAATTTACCAAATATAAAATTGTAGGGGATGATAGACCTGATAATGTTGCATTTGAGATGTATGGTGACGAAACCTTAGATTGGATTGTTCTTCTATCTAATAATGTCACAAATATCCAAACTGAATGGCCTCTAGATCATCAATCTTTTTACAATTTTCTCATTGACAAATATGGGAGTGAAGAACAAATTCATGCGGTTCATCACTATGAAACAATAGAAATAAGAAATACTGATGGTGTTATTATTGTTCCTGAAGGTTTAGAAGTTCCTAAAAACTATTCTATTGAATTTTATGACTCTCGACTCGAAACTACTACAACAGTTTCAAATATAACAACTGAAATAACCAATTATACTTATGAAAATAAAATTGAAGATGAAAAAAGAAATATATTTGTCCTAAAACCAAATTATGTTAATCTTATCCTTAATGATATGGAAGATGCCATGACATACAAAGAAGGTTCCACCCAGTATGTGAGTGAAACCTTGGTACGAGGAGAAAATATTGTAATATATTCTTAGTTATTCCTCTGCGAGTTTTTGGAAATAAGAAAGAGCATCATCCTCATCTGAACTAGCAGATGCTACAGGAGCAGCAGCTACAGGTTCTTTACGAGCACCAAAATCAGGTGCATAAGAACGATTACTATCCTCTTCTACTACCTCTTCATCTATACGACGAACAGGTTGCTTATTACCTAAAACATAGTCCAAACGCTTCTTCAGGTCATCATATGACTTGAATTGGTCTGGTGCGGT